CAGCTACGTCGTCCTTTGTCAGCGATGCGAGCAGAAAGCTATAGCGGAATGGAACGCCAGCGTGGCGCACCTGAAGCACAAGAACAGGCAACGGGTTCGCGCGGCGCTGTCAAAAGGTAGGTCGATCCCCCGCTGACGCAGGGGTCGCTGGTGGGCTAACGGGGCTCGTCCAAGTGGCGGCTCTGCTCTCGAATCGCCTTGGCAAAGTCTCTTTCGATAACGTGACGGGCGGCGTCTGAAATGTACTCAGCAAGAACGAGGTCACGGAGATTGGCAACGACGCGGGCTTTCTTCAAAAGCTGCCTGTCGAATCGCGTCATTTCGTCGTCACGCTTTGGCTTACGAGCCATGTCGGTTTCGTGTTCGGCTATTGCGCTCATGATTCTCCGGGACAACGATTGGAACTAGACACCGTAACGTCTGCAAAGGGATTCTAAACGATTCCCTGAAAGTGTCAACAAATAGCTTGCTAGCGTGCTAGCCAGCTGACTAGAATACCGTAACGTGCCCCCGGCTTTCTGGCCGTGCGGCTGGGCCGGGGGCAGGAGACAACGCAATGAGCAGCGTTCTGGTAGTAAGCGGCGGTGGCAGAAACTGTGCCGAGTGCGGTGAGCCTGCGTGCTTGTCGCTGCTGGTAACGTCGAAAACGACTGAAGCTGGTTACTACCTTTGCGAGACTCACCTGGACGAACTGCGGGATGACTTGCAGTACGCCAAAGAGACTATTCGTGAGATACGTGCCCGCGGTCTTGCTCGGCTGGCGGGCAGAGCGTTAGCAATCGCTACACGCCGGACGAAGAGAAGCTTGTGAGTTAATTTCTTTTTGCGAGCCGCTTGAATCTTACCGGCTCGCGTTTGCCCGCTCCGCTCGTTGCGGGGCGGCGAATACAAGAGAGCGGAACTCCCCCGCTAACCCCGAGGGGAAAAAAGGCTGACTGACCTGGAGCTACACTTGTGGCCGCGCGGAAGCAAGTGGGGACTAGGCCGGGAAGGTGCTCAAGTATCGGGGAATGAACAAGCCCTTTCGTTCCGCTCTCTCTCATACGCCATGCACGCTCTCCGTCAGGGGCGAGACGGCAACCAAGGGCGTGCGTGGCGGTTCTTTGGAAGGGAAAACAGATGGCCGAAGTTGTTGACGAAATGCCCGAGTTGAACCATGCGGGAAGAAAACAAAAATATCCAAACGAGTGGTTTGATGGTCGCGTTTGGAAACTGACGGCCGGAGTCGATTTCGAGGCTGCAAGGGCTATGAACGTGGAACACTATCTTCGTGCTAGAGCGCGTTCGATGGGTAAGAGAATGTCCGCCAAGCGAGATGGTTCGTGTCTCTTTATTCAGGCGCACAATAGGGAAAAGCAAGCAGAAAAGGACTAGGCCATGCCGCTCCCACTCGCTGACCTGTTCGACGTGACGCCGGATGAGCCTGAGTCGCATTTCACCGTCGAGCCGGAGTGCCAGGCGGTGCTGGTGGCGTGGGAGGAAGACGACGACGATCCGTTCGAGGAATGGACTGAGCTGGGAGGCGAGTCATGAAAACCATTCGTTGCTCACGATTGCCGCTAGCGATTGCATGCCCACAAAGCCAAGATTCCGACGGCATCGACATTGACGGAGCCGGGGAAGCCGCGGCGCTCGGGACCGCGGTTCACGAGGCACTAGCATCGTCCATCGAAGGCGAGTCGCCCAACGTCGCCATGATAGCTGCGAAACACGGCGTCGATTCCACGGAGTTATTCAAGCTCTACTCCTGGGGCATGAAGGCGTGGGCTCAAATAGGCCAGTGGTTCCCGGATCGCGTCACCGAGGAGCCGATGGCGGCCGGGATTCTGACGGGCACGTGCGACGTGCTCAGTCCGGGCGACGGCACCGACGCCGAAATCAACATCGCCGACTTCAAGAGTGGCTGGCTTGATGCCGATTGCACGCACCAGGTCAAGGGCTACGCCTGGCTCGCCTTGCAGCAGGTTCCCGAAGCTCAGTTTGCCTTCGTCTGCGTCGTGCGCATCCGCGATGGCGTGGTGGACCGCGAACGCTACACGCGGGGTGAGCTGGAGCAGTGGTATCTCTGGATGGCGAAGCGGCTGGCGGAGCGAAGCTACAACCCTGGCTCGCACTGTTCCGGCTGTCCGCGGCGGGCGACGTGCCCAGCGATTGACGCCTACCTGGAGCGGGCCGGTAACGCCTTGGTGTTGAACGCCGAAAGCACGAACCTACTTGACCCGTCCAGCGTCGTGCGGATCTACGCCGCGGCGAAGCAGATGGAGCAGCTAATTGAGATCGTGAAGACGGGCGTCAAAGCCCGCGTGGCGGCCGCGGGCGGCATGCTGACGACGGACGCGGGCACGCTGGTCATTACCGAGAGCCACCAAAGGAAGCTGGTGCCGATTGAGGCGTTACCGGTGCTTCGTGGCTACCTGTCGGAAGACGAACTAACTGAGTGCATCGACCTGAAAAAAACGAAGGTGGAAGAGGCGATTAAGGCCAAGGCTCCGCGCGGCCTAAAGTCCTCGCTCGTCATGGACGCCATGAAGAAGCTGGACGCCGCCGGAGCCATACGAATCCAAACCATCGAGAAATTGGAGAGACGCAATGTCAGAGCCAGTACAGGGGCAGCTAGTAGTCAGCTCGCAATCGAATCGGCTGGTGTCCCATGACGAGGGGCCGCTAGCCCATCTCTTCGACACCGCCCGTTTCGAGCAGCTACAGCGCGTCGCCAATGCCATGGCGTTCTCTACCTTCCTGCCGGCGCACCTGAAGACCGGGACCAAGGAAGAGACCGTCAGCAATTGCCTGCGGGTGTTGAACCAGGCGTTTCGATGGGGCATGGACCCGTTTGCTGTGGTGGATGAAACGTACGTGGTGCGCGGCAAGCTGGCATACCAAGGCAAGCTGGTGGCGGCCATCGTCAACGCCAAGGCGAACCTGACGGAGCGGCTAAAGTTCTCCTTCGCTGGCTCCGGCGACAAACGCACTGTTACCGTCTCGGGCACGTTTACCGGAGAGCAAGAGCCGCGGACGGTGGAAGTGGAACTGGGCAAGGTAAAGACCGACAACCAGATGTGGGCGAAAGACCCCGACCAAAAGCTTTGCTACAACGGCGCCATCAAGTGGGCGCGGCGGCATTGCCCTGAACTCATCCTCGGCGTCATCACCGAAGACGACCCCATCCCGCAAGCTGACGACCCGCAACCGGCCACGAAAGAGACGGGGCGGCTTAGTGTCCGGAAGAACGGCCACGCTACCGTAAACCGCATCGCCGGGGCCTTGCCGGCCGAACCGGAGAAACAACCAGAGATTGAAGCGGAACCGGAAATCGTCCCGGAACTGCCCACCGCTCCTGATGAAAACCTGGACGCCGAAGACTGCCTTAACGACATCACGGGCAAGCTCAAGCTTTGCATGAGCGTCCGCGAATTGAAAAAGGCTGGGGAATACATCGTTGAGAGCACCGAACGCCTTGGCGGGCCAGAAAGCCGCTACTACAAGCGTGCGTCGGAAGAGTTCACCAGGGCCAGCGTAGACTTGAAGGCCATCGGGGTAACGCTACCGGTTAAGGCAAGCAAGTAGCACGGGGTGTGCTACGGGGCCGGGCCGGGGGCGCGTTGCTCCCGGCCTATTCTTGAACCGTTGACATGAACGCAACGCGGGATTTGCAACCATGGAAGATGCGTTGGTTAGAAGGGTAGATGGCGAATTATGCGTATCGAATATCACGCTAAGCAAGACAGGGGCCTTCATTCCGGCCGATACGACTGAGGATGAATGGGAGCGGGCATGGACGTTTCTACGTCGCGCTGAAGGATCAGTGATGTGGTGGCTTGGTGACATGCTGGTGGCGGCGGATGACCGCTGGCATGACGCGTATGACAGAGCTAAGAAGGATAGTGGGTTCGCTGATGAAACTCTTAGAAATGCCGAATGGGTAAGTAGTTCCGTCGATCCTGTTATCCGGATAACGGAATTAAGCTGGCGACATCACCAAGTAGTTGCGCCAATGCCTGCGCGCCAGCAAAAGAAGTGGCTCGCCAAAGCTTTAAGCGAAGGTTGGTCGGTAGCTGAACTAAAAAAAGCCATTCGCGAGTCATTGCTAGATGAAGCCGCCGAAGCCAACCCGATCCCTGAAGGCAAATACCGAGTCATCTACGCCGACCCGCCATGGTTCTACAACGACCAACGGACCGGAACTAGCGGGAGTGGTGGTGCCGCATCGCAATATTTGACCATGGAGACTGAGAAGATCTGCGAGTTGCCAATCAGAGAAAAAGCGCACGATTCGTCAGTCCTGTTTCTCTGGGCCACGGCACCATGCCTACCTGATGCCTTGCAAGTGATCGAGGCGTGGGGATTCTCCTACAAGGCTCAATTCGTGTGGGACAAGGTCCGCGGCTTCAATGGTCATTACAACGACGTTTGCCATGAGCTGCTACTGATAGCCACCAAGGGCTCATGCCTGCCAAAGACTACGCAGCTTCGTAAGAGCGTTATTACCGTCGAGAAGACGAAGCACTCCCGGAAGCCAGACGACTTCTACGAATTGATCGAGGAGTTGTACGACGGCCCTTACGCCGAGCTTTTCGCCAGGCGTGAACGAACAGGATGGACACCGTGGGGTAATGAGATCAAATAGCCATGGCTCAGCAACACGCCGACTACCAGCCGAATTTGGAAGCAGCTAGAGAGTTTGAGGACTACGTTTCCGATGTCCTCAACGACCGGTTAGGATTGGTGGTCTACGTCTATCGCAGCCGCCGTTACCAGTCGAGTAAAGGGGAGAGCCGCTGCGGCCTTGAAATCAAATTTGACAGGAAGTTCAGGGACACAGGAAATCTCTTTATAGAGACGGCTGAGCGATGGAGCGAAGACGTGGCCATGAAGCCGGCCGGGATATACGGGAGCAATTGGCTCTACGCCATTGGTGACTACACGACATTCTGGGTTTTCGGCACTGCGATACTGAGGTTGCACCAGGAAGCGTGCGAAGCAAAGAAAACAGACACTGCGGAAGGATTCGTTCTCGCCTTAGACAAAGCCGACAAGTGGTGCCTGCACAAGATAGAAGCTGGTAGCGGCGAGAAGCGCCCGCAAGTCGTGAAGAAGAAGCCCGAGCAGCCTAAGGCGGCGACCATTGACGTTATGACGCAACCCTATGGCAACGACATGATGATTCCGTTCTAATTGTCGATCCCACGCCCAACCGATTTTCCGTTGCCAAGACAGCAGCGTGGAGACATCCGCAATGAAGCGCGGCACCCCAAATCATCCCAAGACTCGCGCCCTAGCGAAACGGCTTGGTATCCCAATATATTCGGCGGTAGGCATCTTGGAAATGCTCTGGCATACCACGGCAGTATTTACTCCTCAGGGGAACATCGGCAAGATTTCTGACCAAGAAATTGCCAACGAGATTGGATTCCCAGAGGAACGCGCATCGGAGTTAATCGAAGCTTTCTTGTCATGCGGGTGGCTGGACAAAGACCCAACGTATCGACTGATTATTCATGACTGGCACGAGCACGCCGACGGGATAGTCCGTCGCATCCTGAGAAACAAAAAACTTGAGTTTCTCGTGTCTTCAGGAAACTCTAAACATGAGTGGGTGTATTTCATTTTGGCCAAAAAAAGCAAGGCTATAAAGATCGGCACAACACAACGCCTTGTGTCCCAGCGGTTCAGCGAACTACGATCTAACTCGGCGGAAGAACTTGAACTCATAGGTTACATACCCGGAAGCCACGTTGCCGAGGTCAATTTGCACGCCCAATTTAAGCATTTGAAAATAAAATCTGAGTGGTTTAAGGATACTCCTCAACTTAGAGCAACTATTAAGGCTCTAATTTCTTTACATGGTACTACAGAAGAAGTTACGGAAAGCAGCTTTTCCGGTTCTCTGGCATCGGCCGGCGAGTCTGTCGAGGTCTTGCCTTCCAAGCCAAGCCAAGCCATAGCCAAGCCAAGCCGTAGCCGTGGCGCTGCTGCTTTGGTTTTCCTGAACGGTGACGAGGAGAAAATCAGGTGGGCGGCTCACGTTCTTTGGGCAAAAGGAAAATTCGAGTTACCGGAAGACGCATTTGTCGCTGATGTTCTCAAACGACCAGCGCGGTATCACTTCAAACTTCAACCTGACGGTCATTGGCTTCCACCGGAAGACGGCATTGACTTTCAGGAACTCGTGCGCAGTTTCGGCAAAATTCCGGGGGGTGAAAAGTGATTCCAGTCTGGTACGTCGAATGGTCTGCTCGCCACGCTTCGCGGTTCAATCTGCGGTCAAAAGCAAACGCCCAGGCGGTAGCTGAGTGGTTCAGTCATTTCGCGAATATGGCGGCCACGCCGGAAGAATTGGAAGCGACCTCGGTCGAGCTGATGCCGAGCCCACCGGCCAAAATCACGGACCACTTGCCGGCGCTACGGCGGTTGATTTACGCGGCTCGGGCCAAAGCCGTGACCAAAACCGAGCAGTCGAAATACGACCCCGCCGAATGGTCGAAAGCCAAAGCCCTGCTTCGCGAACACCTCGCGTCACGCAAGAAGGTGAAAACGTAATGCGCTACAAGCGACCCGGACGCACCGGCTCCTGGACCGACAACGCCATCGCAATGGCGAAGGTGCTGGAGTACGCGGACAACGGAATCGAGGTCGGCACGATTCTTTGCCCGGTGTGCGGCAAGGATAAACTGGATTTCGCGGTGACTCGGCAACGCGGTGTCTGGGTTCGGTGTCGGCAAAGCGGGTGCGTGAGGTTTTTGAAATGATGATTCTCGCCATCGACCCAGGCCCAAAGAAAAGCGCTTGGATGCTCGTCAGCGTCGAACTCGGCAAGCCAATCGACATCATCGAGAAGCGTATCGAAATCAACGAAGCCGTCCTCAACGAGTGCTTCCCGCGGTTCGGAAGCAACCATCACCTGGCAATCGAAATGGTCGAGTCGTTTGGCATGGCGGTTGGTAAGGAAGTTTTTGAGACGGTGTTCTGGATCGGTCGATTCGTCCAGCACTGGGGTGGGCACAACTTTACGCGGATTTACCGTAAGGAATGTAAGCTGCACTTATGCGGTAACTGCCGTGCGAAAGACCCGAACATTCGCCAAGCTCTTTTAGACAAAATCGGGCCACAAGGCACGAAGAAGGCGAAGGGGCCGACGTACGGCGTAAGCAAGGATCTGTGGAGTGCGTTGGCGGTGTGCGTCACTTACGTGGAGACGAAGCTAGGCGCACCGTGTTCAACACCAAGCTAGCCGCCCTCGGTCGAACGGTGACGAAGGGAGCAAACTAAATGACAATGGTTTTGACAGAACGTCTTGAGGCAGTGAAGGCCAAGCCACTTAGCTACGGCTCGCACGAGTCCTTTGAGGACGGCGCGTGCATCATGGAGGCGGTGGGGTACGTCGCCGGTGAGCCTTGGAGCGACCACCCCAAATGCGCCTGTCCGGTTATCTCGGCATTCCTGCGGTCGTGGAACGATGGCTTGCCAGACGACGAGAGCCGGACGCTGCTGCTGTCGCCGTTCATTCCGCGATTGGTTGGCACCAAGGCTACGTCTGAGATTGAGGCCAGGCGGTCGTTCATGGCCTTGGATTGGTTGATTCGGGTGCATACGCCTGCGTGGTTGGACCTGCGACCGGAATTAGCTTCCCACGCATCGGCGTTGCGTGCACTGCCGGAAATCGTGGACATGGACTCGGCTATTAAGGCGGGCGAAGTGGTGCGAACCGCTAGGGCCGCCGCTAGGGCCGCCGCTAGGGACGCCGCTAGGGCCGCCGCTTGGGCCGCCGCTTGGGCCGCCGCTTGGGCCGCCGCTTGGGCCGCCGCTTGGGCCGCCGCTTGGGCCGCCGCTAGGGACGCCGCTGGGGCCGCCGCTTGGGCCGCCGCTAGGGCCGCCGCTTGGGCCGCCGCTAGGGACGCCGCTGGGGCCGCCGCTGGGGACGCCGCTGGGGACGCCGCTTGGGACGCCGCTAGGGACGCCGCTTGGGACGTTCTTAAGCCAACCGTCGCCACGCTTCAGGCGTCGGCAGTGAAGTTGGTTGACCGGATGATAGGGGCGGTGACGAAGGGGGGATGACGATGGACGCAACAGTAGCCAGGCTCGAATGGTTGGAACGGGCGTTATTCAAGCGGCTCGATAGGCTCATGGAGAGCGATCCTGTCCACGACGACTGCACTGAGTTGATCCTGGAGCAGATAGCGTTTGTGCAAATGTGTCTGATGGGTTTGAAAGGCCAAGCCGCCGTGTCCTACGGTGAAGGGGGGATGACGAGAATGGGCGTATCAACTGACGCAATCGTGTTTTGGGGTTACTGCTGGTCGGAGGAGACGGAGCTATTCGACTTCAGGGCAGAATTTGGCGACAGAGATATCGAATGGCCCGAAGCGATTCTGCGTCGGCGCGGCAAGAGCAATCCATGGGATAACGCCCCGGCAGACCTGGACCGCTACTTGCCAGGCGAGCGCTATGAGCAGAAGGAAGCTCGCGTCAAGGCGTGGACCGATGCCAACCGGGCCGCGTTGGACGAATGGTACAAGGCTGGCCGCGACATTGAAGAGGAGTTCGGCATTGAGCTGCGATTCCACTGTTCTGACGAATGCAGCATGCCATACCTGACGCTAGCGACGGCGAGGCATTTGTCGCATCGCGGCTACCCGCAAGAGTTGGACCCCGCTGCGTTGGTGCCTGCGCCGGATTGGGCGGCAAAGCTCGACCGCTTCCTTGCTGAGTTTGGCATTGAGAAGCCGCACGAGCAACCGCGTTGGTGGCTTGTGAGCTATTGGGGTTAGCCCGCCATGGGATATTAAACGAGTTTGGCCGGTGCCGTTCGGGCGGGAGATGGGTGGGAGGCTGAGTGGGCAAAGGAACGTGGGTTGCGGGAGGCCAAGCCGTGAAGCTGAAACGGTGGACGATTCTGGATGTTGACGAAGGGCTAGGCGCGAAGTGGAGGCCAGACCCTAACGGCGAGCATATGTACGCCTCGGACGTGATTCCCATTCTCGCGGCGGCGCGGGAGGCGCTGCGGGAGGCAAGAGTGGTTGTCACCAAATGGACAAGCGCACAAATCTGCAAAGAACCAAACTGCCAAGCCAGGCCATGCGTTACGCTTCGCGACATTGACGCCGCCCTGGCCCTGCTGGAGGACGTGGGATGAACTACCGTTGGGGATTCTGCAAGGTGGACGACGGCTACATGGTTTGCGAGCCTCCGCCAGCAGAACGACTGCAAGCGGTTCGCGACATGATAGCCGGTAAACGAAACGGCGTTGGCGTGACCACTCGACGCATTGCCATCGTCGAGACGAGTCATTACATGGGCGACGAGGAGGCGGCAAAGATCGCTGCTCTACTTGGCGCGGCTCCCGACTACGCACTGCTCTTGGCTGGCATCATGTCGGGCTTCGTCGACGTTAGCGGGCCTGACGTGGTTGTCAAAGGAATGTACTACGTCGTTGATTACGATGAATTCGGCTGCCCGATTTTGACGGACAAGCTGCGTGCCGCCATCGCGCCCCCGCGCGGCCAGGGGAGGGGGAGCCACAGCCGATGAAGATGGACAGTGAGAAGCCATTAACGCTACTCAACCCCGATATGGGAAATCTCATAATGGCCCCTGCCCCCGCCGGCCAGTATCGGGCGCGGGCTGAACGGCTGGAAAAAGCCTACGGCGACCTGTATCAGAAGTACCTTGCCAAAGGTGCGCGTCAGTCGATCGCTATTGCTGATGAGGCCACGCAACGCTCTCGTCAGACTGCCCTGCTCCAGCGGGCGGCGGAGGCGTTGGTAGAGGCAATGGACGTGGCAATAGCTGACGATGACCGTGTGTATGGCATGCTCCCCATGGACGATTCGCAAATGTCGCCTGAGTTCAAGGCGAAGGTGGATCGTTGGCGTGCCCTGCTGGCGGAACTGCGGGTAGTGGGCCAACTTCGTGTTGATCCCGCTATCCATTCTGTTTTAGAGAGGGTAGTGCAAATGACAGACCAAGAGGCAGCAGAGCTAGAAATCGTGGACATGTTGCCGAACTACTTTGACTCAAGCAAAGGTGAAGACATTCCGCCGGAACTTATTGGAGCAACCATTCTGCGTATTGGCACGCCTGCTAAGCAGGGGGCGGTTTCGGGGGGTGGGTTGGTGATTGATTTTTTGCCCTCTGGGCGGCCTCAAGCCCTGCGAATAGTCCTGGGGCTAAACGAGCTAGGGTCGTGGATTGAACATATGACGATACTAAACTCTTCCAGCCCGGTTTGCGCCGAAGGATTGCTTGCTGCAAGACAAGGATAATGCCTTGATTGGCCGTACCGAACTGCGGGTACAATAGGGACATGGACGAACGTGGAAAGCTACAATTGCAGCGATGATTACTCCAGAGCAGAAAGAACGGTTCTTGGCGATATTAGCTGATACGGCCAACGTATTTAGGTCAGCACGTCGGGCCGGGCTCAATCGTCAACACCTGTACCGGTTGCGACGAACAGATGAGGAGTTTGCCAAGTTATGGGATGAGGCCGTTGAGCTTGGCACTTGTGCGCTCGAGGACGAGGCGGTGCGACGGAGCTACCAAGGCTGCCTCAAGCCGACGAAGTATGGCATGGTGCGGGAGTTCAGCGATACGCTACTAGTGCTGCTGCTTAAGGCGCGGCGCAGGGCCGTCTATGGCGATAAGGTGGATTCAAACGTCAACCTCTCTGGTACTATCGACTGGACGGCCACGGCGGAACGCCTTAACGGCAATCGCAATGAGGTGGAACGTTTGCTGGAAGCCAAGGCGGCAGGCCTTGATAAACCGAAGCCATGATCATTCCTGACGACATAGCGCGTCGCATCATTGCCGATCCGTTTGCCTTCCTCAAATTCTTCTGGTCCGACGTCAAGTTTTACGACAAGCAATGGGACATCATCGATTCGGTGGAGCGGAACGTGAAGACGTTCGTTCCGGCCGGCAACAAGCTCGGCAAGGACTTTGTCGGGGCATTCATCGTTTTGCGTTGGTGGATGCGTGCTTTCCTGGAAAACAAAACATGCCGTATCCTTACGACGTCCGTGGCTGATGAGCATATGGATGTGCTTTGGGGTGAGATCGGGCGATTCCTGGCGACCAGCGAATTCCCATGGAACGTGGAAAAAGGTGGTCCGTTCGCTGTCAACTTTCAAGAAATCCGTCGTGCCAGCGAGGTCAAGGACAAGAACCCACTGTCGGCCGTCAAAGGTCAGGTGGCGAAGAAGGGTGAAAAGCTAGCCGGGCGTCATGCCGACTACACCATGCTTCTCGGCGACGAAGCCTCGGGCCTCGAGGATCAGGTAGACGACCAGGGCAATGGCTGGGCCAAGCGGTTCCTGTATCCGGGAAATTGTAACGAAGGGTGCAACAACTTCTTTGCGAAGGCGACGGATACGGACTTGTATCCAGACGCTGGCGACGTGCCTGCGCCGGATGGTACGTTCTACCGCAAGGTCATTCGCATCACCGCAGAAGACTCGCCGAATATCCGTTGGGCACGCGAACAACAAGCGAAAGGCATTGAGCCGGACGATGAGACAATCGTTGATGGGGTGCTCTCGTGGTCTGAGTACCAGTTGCGGAGGGCGACGTGGAACATCAAGAGGCAAACCGTTGGCCTCGACGCCAAGTTCTATCATGGCGCCGAGGTCATGCTCTTCCCCGTCGAGTACCTCAACCGCGCTGAGGAGATTGTCGTGGGCGAACGGCGTAGGGCCGAGGCGGGCGGCTGCGATCCGGCAGAAGGCGGGGACCGTACGAGCATGGTGGCGGTGGATCGGTTCGGCGTAATCGAGGTCGTCTCGAAGAAAACGCCGGACACGAACGTTATCACGTTCGATGCGCTGGCCTTCATGCGCCGGCACAACATACCGCCCGAGAACTTCGTCTTTGACCGTGGCGGTGGTGGCAAGCAGCATGCGGACAGGCTTCGGGCCATGGACTATCCGGTGCGGACGGTGATGTTTGGTGAATCACCGACGGTGGAACTGAAGCGGGGCATGACGACGTTCGGGGAGCGCAAGGAAGCGGTTGAGGACCGCGGGGCGTACAAGAACCGCCGGGCCGAAATGTACGGCGAACTGGCGGACCTGCTCGACCCGCACCTGAACCCGAAGGGCTTTGCGTTGCCGCGTGGTGAATGCCGAAAGGCTGAGCCGGGTCGAAAAAGCTTGCGGGAGCAGCTCCAGGTGGTGCCAAGGGAATATGATGAAGGCAAGCTGAGCATTCGGTCGAAGTCACGGAAGCCGGGGCAGGAAGAGAATAAGCTTAAGACGTTGACGGAGTTGGTTTCGCATTCGCCCGATGAACTTGATGCGTTGGTGTTGGCATGCTACGGGATGCTTCATCGGCAGGTGCGGCAGGTAGCGGGGGCGGTGTAAATGATCGAAGTAATAGTTCCGGTCGGTATTGCCAAGATAAACAATCACTTCTGCGGGTGTGGTGATGCAGCATTGGCTTGGCAGGAAATCCACGACGAACTAAAGCGGTGCGCGCTAGAAAGTAAGCCGCTCATTGATGAGAAGGGTGGGCTCTGGTATATCATGGCCTATCTACTAGATCATTGCGGATTGACGGAGCACGGCACTAGCGTGCATTACCCTTGGCTGACGGCGGAAGGCGAAAAGGCGTTGGAGTTTCTTAATCAGTGGACTGCTGACTGGAAAGGGACACCAGACGTCGATTTTGTGTCGCCGGACGGTGCATTGCTTCACATGCCGAAGGATTAGGTAGACCCACCATCACAAGAAATGAACATCCCCGACATCAACCTCGAGCCGGAACCGCAGCCACGCGGGTACAATTGGCAGCTCTACTTCTACGAGTTCTGCGAAAAGCATGGCCGTCCGATGCAGCTGTGGGGCGTGCAGGTTTTCCCGGACGGGTTCACCTATTCCGCGACCGACTACGCAGGGCCGGAGTGGCGACCGCCGAACGATCCGCACGAACTACGGAAGCTGCTCCTGGGCTACTGGTCCAAGCTGGCATCGCTCTGCAAGATCGAGCTGAAGAAGGCCGAACGCGAGCTGGCCAACATAGAATTGACGCAGGCTGAGCGTGCGGCACCATTGCAGCATGAGTGGGGCGAATGGGACGCCGCGGCTGGTTGCTATCGGGCCAAACGTGGCGAGCTGGATCTGGGCGGCTTTCAGGTGCGCGTGACTGATCGGCGTATGGAGTACGAGTACGCGGCCAGCAACGTGGAACGCCTGAAGCATGGCGAGTGGGCGTTGTCGATGATGGAATGGCAAGACCTGCGTAAGCAGCAAGAAGACGAGGCGGCATGAACGGTGATCGAGCGTTTGCCATGGATTGGCCTGGCGCTGATTATTGGGAAGGCCATCCGGAGCAAGTGGACCCCGAAGTCGATGAGCCTACCATCGTGGAGAAGAAGCCAACGTGAAAACCCGCGATCAAATCCTGTCCGCCAAGCACCGCCTCGCCCTCCATGCGCACGCCGCCAAGTTTGAACGTACAGACCTCCAGCTCGGAGCCTTGATGGGCATGGTGGCGGCCCTCGACTGGGCCATGCAAATCGGTGGGCACAACAACCCGGTTGACGTCGTGCTGGCGGGTCTACCGTTGGCTCGGGGCGTGCAGCGGGCGAACGGGCTCAGGCTGGTGTACGTGAACGCCGACAGCGACAACGAGCAGGCGTACGAGATTACGTACGGGCAGGCGGTGGAAGATGGCGGGCTTATCCTGCCGTAGACTTTGAAGCCACATTCACGACTGCACCTCAAACCGGAAGATCAGATAATCGCTGCGTCCACTTTCTTCGGCACGAACACCATCATGGTCATCGTTCCTTGGTTGTCGTCAATCGTAACCCCACCACTCGGCATATCTTTGCCGCCGACGCCAACGACAGCCCTCTCTCGCCAGCAAGGAACCGCGAAATCTGTGCGTGACTGACGCCGGCCTGCTTGGCCAAATCGCGCTGGGCCAATCCGCTTGCAAGAATGGCTTTCCTGATTTGCTCTTCCATGCTGACGATTTTAGCCATTTGCCTATTGACACCGCAAGAGAAGTTCCGCATAATTGCTGACGTAACAAGTGAGGCCGGCGCTGCTGGAAACAGCCCGGCCTCTGGGCAACCCTATTTGGGAGGGCTACCGATGTCCGTTCTATCTGCTCAGCCCCGTCTAGCCAACCGCGAACCATTTACCCGTCTGGCCGTCCAGTACCGCGACGGTATGCGTGAAATCGTTTCCGTGCCGTTTCGGGCCGCACTGGGCCAGTTGATTCGTCTTGATGACGATGACGTCGTGCGCGTCATTGGGCGCGGCTTCTACGGGCACTTGGCAGGCCAAGTGCTGCACCTGAAGGACGTGCGGACAGCACCGGATGCTGAGTTGTTGCTGAGCCATGGTGACCTTGACGCCTTTCTCGACCGGCATACCAAAATAACAACGGTTATCGTTTACGACCGGCGTACGCCGTACGGTTGCAATCTGGCCGAGTTCAAGGCGAAGCACAGTCGGACATTGTGGGGTGAACGGCCCAAGGATGCGGTGATGAGCGAGACGTGCGAGACGTGTGGCGGGGTTGATGGTTTGTGGCACGATTGCCGGGGGAAGGAGTAATTTCGATGAAAATACAGATCAACTACCTATTACCGAACGGCAAAACTGTCCGCTATCAAAGCAAGCACTTGCCTAGACCTGGTTCTAAGCTGACGTTTGAAGGCAAGACTTACTTGGTCCTCGACCACCACTTTCACTATCGCAGCAAGCAAGACATCAACAATGCTTCGTACACGAGGTCCAACGACGAGCCAGTCGATCACGTGGACGTATCTCTGCTTGACGAGTAAGACGTCGGGGGAAGTAATGCTCGTGACGGGTAAGTAGGACCGCCGGGGTTCTACTTTTGGGCCAGCCACTTCCTGCGACGGGGTGGTCTGGCCTTTTTTCGTTGACTGGCATCGCATTTCGGGCAAAGGTGCTAAAATTGGGGGGAACGAAAGGAGCAACCGACATGATCGAAGAACAGGCCAAGGCTCTTGGTATTCCGCCGCTCGTCTTCACGCCGCCGACTGATGAGACGCTTTCGGCGGTAATGGCGCAGCACGATGAGGAGAGGCTGAAGCATTTACGAGCGAAGCTCGCTGCCGGGGTTATCAAGCAGGCACTCGACGAATATGGTGGCAAAGGGAATTCTTCCGGAGCCCGAGAGCGACGTAGACGTAAGATTCTAGGGGCCGCTGCTAACCGTGGCGGCACTTGATAGGCCGGAGCCGGACTGATCCCCCGGTGAATCGGCTCAGACCGATGCAGCCTTCTGAGGGGCCTGCTGCGGAGACGCACGGCCCCTTTTTCGTTTCAGGAGGCATTGCATGTCAAGCCTTAACGGACACGCCCCCTGGGGGCATCCTGACCCAATCGCTCTCAACCGTCTGCAAGCCGCCGTCGAGAATCTCTCCACCTCTCTGCCTCGCGACCTCATCCGCGGATTCCAAAATATCGATCCGCGCCGCAACCTGGACGATGAGTGCGGCTATCCGCCGTCCAGTACGCTCAACGCCCAGCTCTATCGCGACCTCTACGACCGCGAACCATTAGCTACGCGCACGGTGCAGCTGCTACCCGAAGAGGCATGGCAGGTTCAGCCGAACGTGACGGAGGACGACTCAGCAGAGAATGTCACGCCATTCGAGGAAGCCTGGGACGCCTTATCGCGGCAACTGGCTGGGCCGGCCGGCAATGGATCGTGGTATCAGGATGAGGACGGTTCTTCCATTTGGCAGCACCTGAAGCGTGCTGACACGCTCTCGGGTATCGGGCATTACGGCATCCTGTTGTTCGGCATCGACGATGGCAAGGAACTGTGGGAGCCGGTGGATGGCGTGGTCGAGTTCGTAGCGAATGGTTGGCTGGATTCGCCCATCACGCCTGCGGAAGAGATTTGTTTGCTGACGCCAACGCCGCAAAAGACGTGGAACGGCAAGCGTCGTGAAGTGGTCGTGAATGGCAAGGTGCAATGGGAGTTTGAGTTCTACGATCACCAGCCGCCGACGATGAATGACGAAGAGGCGATGGTCTTTAACGGCTGGAAGGAGAATAGCGAACTCGTTACTAACGCCATCCAGCAACGCAAAACCCAGATGCAGACGCCGCAGTCGCTGGGCATTGTCGGGACTGACCAGCAGTATGACGGCGTGGTGGGTAGCCAAACCACCTATGGCCCGTCTGATATGTTCAAGGACGGTCCGAAGCTGCCAAAGGTTGCCAAGCGGCGCTTGCTTTTCCTGCGGGCATTCGACGAGAGCCTGGTGCAGGTCGTGCGTTACGAGCGGAACATGCACAACCCGCGCTTCGGTCAGCCGGTGATGTACCGGGTGACGCTGAACGACCCGCGTGAGCAGCATTCGGGCATCGGTCTGCCGCTGGCCACGGTGTTTGTTCATTGGTCCCGTGTGCAGCACTTGAACGACGTGGGCTGCGTGGCGGGTGCAAGTGAAATCTTCTCACCGCCGCGCATGCGTTCGCCGCTCAACGACATCCTCAACGGCCGTAAGGTGCGTGGCTCAGGCGCCGAAGGCTACTATAAATCGTGCTTCACGGCCTACTCGTTCGAGACGAATCCGCAACTGGGCGGCGACGTCCTCATTAACAAGACCGATCTCTTGAATCAGTGGGAGAACTTCCAGAACGGCTTGCAGCGGGCGATGATGCTCTCGGGTCTGTCGATGAAGAGCCAGGCCCCGACGGTCGTGGACCCGACGCCGCACGTGGACAAAGCCATCGAGGCCATTTGTATCGTGCTCGGTTGTCCGGTGCGGGTATTCAAGGGGAGCGAGCGTGGCGAGCTAGCGTCGAGTCAGGACGATTCGAGCTGGAATGACCGGATGAAAGCGCGGCAGAACTACTACATCACGCCACGTATCATCGTGCCGTTTATCGACCGGTTGATAACGCTAGGCGTACTGCCCGAGCCAAAGGGCTATAGCGTGCGTTGGCCTGACCTGGACAGCAACACGGACAAGGACAAGGCGACGATTCTCCTGACGCGGACGCAGGCGTATGCGGCGTACGTGCAGGGTGGCATCGAGGCGATGATCCCGAAGAAAGACTACATGACGAAATTCGACGACATGGATGAGGAAGAGGCGGAGGCGGTTATCATTGACGCCGAAGCCGCCGAAGAGCAGCAGATGCTGGAGGATCAGCAGATGGCTCAGGAGCAAGGCTTCGAGCCCGCGCCGCCGGAAGGGTTCCAGGCACCAGAGCCGGAGCCGCCAGCCACACCAATCAAGGTGAAGCCGGGCGAGAAGCTGGTACATCCGGCGAGTGTCAAGGCACCGGGGGGGTGAAGTGGAAAGTTTTAAGTTTCGTAGTCCAGAAAATGACGACTGGCAAATTGGCTTTGTTGTCAAGGACGTTCTTGGCGCCATCGACTACCTGTATGCCAAAGAAGTCTATGGCCCATTTACACTAGTGATGGGTCGATACTGGATTGCGTTCTTGTTGGCGATTTACGTCGCGCCTAACGTCACTGCCGAACGGCTTGTGCAGGCGGCTAAACGCGGTGGTCTTAGGCCGCTCAAAGATCGGCTTGAATTCATCGAAATGATTAGGGCGGTACTTATCAATCCTTCAAAGAGCGACGACGGGTATGCCGTTGAGTTGGTCAAGAACGGCAAGGCATTTACGTTCACGGTAGATAAGCCGGTAATGCTCACCAAGGAGCAGTTGCAGGACAGCCTTCGCGACCTTACGGCGTTGCCGGTAGACATCGCTAGCGAGAATCTACGGCGGCAGTTTGCGGGGGAGTAATCCGTGCCATTCGTCTCGACCGCTCAAGAACGTGCCTGCTTTGCTGGTGCCATGCCAGGAGTGGACTGCCACGAATGGGCGCGTAAGAGCAAAGGCAAGAAGCTCCCCAGGCACGTTCGCAACGCCGCATCCGTCTGGCGGCGCAAGCGGAAGCTGATGCGCAACGGCTCACCCAACGCACAAGGCAACGGCTTCGGTAATAGTCTCAAGAAGCGTGTGACTACCAACCGTCGTCGCTCTACTGATCCCACACAGTCCATCACGCTCCGTGGCGCAATGGCTGCCGAACTCAAGCGGCGGTTTGCACGGCTCAAGCTGGACCTGTACGACCTGATCGTTCGGGATGATGCGTTCGGGCCGGCGCACGTGGCGTTGAATGCGTTCTGTCCGACGGGTGAAGGGGGTGGACAGGATAACTCGTGTTCGTCGCATGAAGGCGGCGCGCCTGCTGGTGATGCGGTTCATGGATACGTGCAAGGCTTTGCTGATGGCAAAGGAACCGCAGAAGACTTTCGGCAGGCGAACCGCGAACTCAAGGAAGATGGTAGTAAGTATCGGTTGGTTCCGACTGCTGACGGCAAGGCTCAGCCGATGCACGTTCGCGATATTGTCGATCAGTACGGCCCACGGTGGTCGGTAGCCGTTAATCCGTTGACTGGCAAGCTTGACGCTGGTGATGCTGACTGGTTCAGGGAGGCGGCCAAGTTTTCTGGCGACAAAGAAACACGTTCTTACCTACATGCCTTCAATGACCCAAAGCAAATAGGAACCGAGGCGGACGCCAAGCAAGCGAACAAAGAACTAGCCGAATCTGGTAACGCGCATCGCATCCAGTGGAGTAAGGAACAAGGTTTGTGGGTCGCAACGAAAGCCACGCACAACGAACGCTTCGCCTACGCCTCATCGCCGCAAAAACTAGCTGCCTTCAAACGCTGGCTCAAAGGCCAGATAGACCTGCGCATCGGCACCGAGTATGACGCCATCTGGGAACGCTACGTCGAGAGCGGGTTCCGCAAGGGCATCCTGAACGCCTTCCGGTCGATGAATCCGGGTCGGCCGGTTAACGAGTTTTATTTGGGCGGCAAAGAGCAATTCTTGCGGATGATGGAAGGCCGCCAGGTCACGGTGCAGAAGCTGAAGGTGCTGGCGGCGCGGACGTGGGCCGACATTGAAGGCGTGACGCAGCAGATGGGCGCGAAGATGACGCGCATCCTGGCTGACGGTTTTGTGCAAGAGCTACCCAAGGAGAAGATAGCCCAGCGCATGAGTGTGGAGCTGGGCATTGCTCTCAAGAAGTCGTTAGGCATCGTCCATAACGAGTTCGTGCATGCTCATGCGGAAGGGCAACTGGATGCGGTGGAAGAACTGGGCGGTACGCACGTGACGGCAGACGTGGCGTGGGAAACGGCTGGCGAGAACGTGTGTCCGTATTGTGAGGGCATGGAAGGAGTCGTGTTCACGGTGAAGGAAGCACGGGGGCGCATTCCAGCGCACATTGGTTGCAAATGTGGATGGCATGTGGTGCCGATGGCCATGAACGCTTTCTGTTCGACTGGTCCCGGTGGTGGCATCGACCCAACGTGCGGTCATGGCTCTGGAGTCTCGAAAAAGCTGCCATCACCCAAAGTTCAAGCGCATCCCAATCATGGCGCTGGCGACAAATCGAAGTTTGTTGGCCAAATCGTCGGCAAGGCTGAGCACGAGCATGCCGCTAACGTCGAGAAGCACGTCGCCAAGGTATTGGGTGGGCGATGGGAAGAGGACAATCAATTCTTTGACGTGCAAGCGGGTAAGAATTACGTGGAAGTGAAGTCCATGCTGAAGGGCCAGAAGACAGCTATCTCTGTTCATGCCGACGCTTTGATTCGTAAGGTTGACGGTATTCGCCAGACGGGCGGCCAATTCCATACGGTTGTATTCGATGAGCGCGGCACGTACCAGGGTGGATCGCACAAAGAAAACTTTTCCGGCCACCAAATCTACTACAAGCGTGGCAGCGGCCGATATAGCTTAGGGCAAATGCACCCGGTAGCGGATGAAGCCGAACTTAAAAAGTTGATTACCATGGACCCGAAAGCGCTGCCAGAAAAAGCACGCGGGTCGTTGCCATCTGGGAAACTTGTGACGTTGCTGCGCCAATCGGCTGAGCGAGCGCATGAATCAAGGTTGGCCAAGGATCGCAATCGGAAGGAACGTCTGAAGGCCGAAGGCAAATCTGCTTATGAGAGGCAGACGTAAATGGCATTGCACGTGACTTTTTCAGGGGCTCGTGATGGCGATGACGGGCCGTTTCAATTGGCATCGGCATCCGGTTGGCAAGCGGCCATGAAGACAGCTAGCGGCGCGGGCAAAGCGATTGATGCGCTGTTCGCTGATGGTGCGGTCACCAATAGCACAAAGCTAGCTAAGGATTTGGATAAGGCTCTTGCCATGAAACTGCCCAAGGACGTGCATGATACCCTTGCCCAACTAAGGGAATTAGTTGGTAGCGGCGACGAGCAAGAGACAGTTAGCGTCATTGACTGAGGCTGGCATGCCTAAATACTCAACCGCCAACGACGACCGCGGGCTCGTGTTCGACGCTGCCGGTAACGAACTGAAGTACGTCTACGAATGCGACACGGAGACGGGCTGGGTGAAGGAATGCGTCATGGAGGACGGCGTGGCAAAGATCGTGGGCGGCGAGTTCGTATACCGTCAGCGGCGGTATCCGGCTCCGCTGCGGTTCATCCGGATTGTGGAGGGTGATTAGCGTGGCGCATGAAGTGGAGCGACTGAATGGCAAATACGTAATTGCCTACAAGGAATGGCTCGAAGCTCATCATGCGGCAGAGAATGATGGTCGTACTGGGTGTCTTGCGTTCATGTTTGTTCTGCTGGTGGTAGCTGCGACTTATGGCGTGATTAGATTTGAGGGTTTCTACAAGGCCAAGGTTGCCGATATTGAGCAACGTCTGGAGGCTCTGGAGGCAACGAAGTGAACCTGACGCCGACGGAGCGACGTTTACTTGCCCTGCTATCGGATGGCTGCCCGCATCGGCGGGAGGAACTCTTGGCTTGCCTCTACGATGACTACTCGCCAAGCGTGCTAACCTTGAATGTCCATCTCTGTAATCTCAGGAAGAAACTTGCCGTCGATGAGCGTGTCGTAGTCAGAAAGACGGCTCATTATCTACTCGAAACCGCCGGGTCAGCGTCTTAATTGAACTATTAAACCCACTTCTAAGCATCTAACACACAATCACTTATCCATCTACCATTGCTGCAACGGGTGGCTCTGTAGCCGCTCCTTCCTTTGGCAAGCAATGGCATGGACGGCATCGCCGAGCAAATCCTCGAACTCGTTCAGGTAGCCAACCTCGCTGCCTCTATTCGTCGCGTCCAGCAAGGCGGGCGGGAATGGATCGTCGCCCCTGCCACTTCCATAGTGCCCGGTGTCTTGAACGGTTCGCAAGGCGCACTTTTCTATCCAGCCGATGAAGTCGAGAACACACACAAGCTGTGGGATGGCATTCCCATCACACTCTTCCACCCCATCGCGCCTACCGGTGGCCACGTCAGTGCGCATTCACCGGGCATCTTGAAGACGCAGGGCATTGGCGTTCTGCAGAATTCGGCGTTCAAGGGCAAGCTGACGCATGAGATGTGGTTTGACGTTGCCCGCACACGCGAAGCCGACAAGCGGCATGGCACGGACGTGCTGAACCGCCTCGAACGCGGCGAACCGATTGAGCTGTCCACCGGGCTCTACACCGAGAACGAACCGGCCAAGCCCGGCGCGAATCACAACGGGCGTGGATACGAGTACGTGGCACGCAAGCACAAGCCGGATCATCTGGCCGTGCTGCCGAACGCCAAGGGCGCATGTTCACTGGATGATGGTTGCGGCGTACTCGTGAACTGCCTGGAGTGTGGGAAGCAGGAGTGCCTCTGTGAAAACACCTGGACGGACGAGGCGCGTGAAGCTTCCGCGTTGGCTCGTCAGGGCAGCCACAACTCGCCTGCCCATTCGCACACGGACGCTGCCCACGCGGCGTCAAACCACCCGGCGTTAGAGAAGGGGCCGCACCAAACCTTTGCCCGCCAGGCGCAGGCCGACGTCGAGGCCGCCACTCACCTCGTGGGCAAGGCGGCCAACCCAGCGGCCGTCAAAGCCAAGATCAAATCAATCGCCAAGCGCAAGGGCCTGTCGGTCCCCGACGCCTGGAAAACCACTGACAACAAGGAGACCGCCATGCCAACGCGCGACGACAACGTGCAATTCCTCGTGGCCAACTGCGACTGTTTCAAGGGCCGTGACGACCTCTTGGCGAACGAAGACGCCTATCCGGACGACCTGCTGGAGAATCTCGTCAGCAACACCAAGCGGACGCAGGAACTCGTGACCAACGCCGCGAAGCCAGTGGTCAACGCTAAGGCTGCGGACTGCGATGACGACGAAGCGAAGGACAAGCCCATGGCCAAGAACGCCTTAACGGAATGGGAAAAGTCGATGCCGGCCGAAGCGCTCGAAGTGTGGAACGCCGCCAAGAAAGTCGCCGCTGGCCACAAGGGTAACCTCATCGAACGCCTGACCGCCAACGTCCAAGGCGACGAGGCCAAGCAAGCCGCCGCGGCAGTTTACAACGCGATGAAACCCGAACAGCTCGAAGCGCTCGCCGCGACGTTGCCGGTGCAGGCCGTGACGTTCAATCGGCCGCTGCCCAGCTATCTCGGGGCATCGGGTGGGCCGGTGGCCAAGCCAGCGCAAAACAAGGCCGGCGATCAGGATGACGTGCTGCCGATCCCAACGTGGAACTACGGCACGGAGCGCAACAAGGAATTCATCAAGGCGTCGTAAGGGCGGTTTCACAACGAATCAATCGGAACAGGAGAGATACCAATGAAGGGCAGCGAAATCGTCCTGACGCCATGGTTAGGAGCCAAGTACGAGGGCATCATCAGCGGCACGCCCAAGCCAGGCGTCGCCATGGAAGTCAAGAACGCCACGCCAGTCAGTGGCCGCGTTACTTGGCAACCTTACGCGCCGGCTGGCGACGGCTTGCCGAAGCTCATTGCGGTTCTCGACAAGGATAAGCAGCAGGGCTTCAACTACACCGCCGCCTACGTTTCCGGCACCAACGGCTTCCTGTGGCTGCCGGGCTACGGCTGTGAATTCAACATGCGCAAGGCTGACATCGCCGGCACTGGCACGGCGACGGAGGATTTGACCGTCGGGCAAAAGCTCTTGCTCGTCTCTGGCACGGGTTACATCAGCCCGGTAGCCATCGGTCTTGCATCCTCAACCACCAATTATCCATTCACCGCCCTTGAAGCACTCACCGATCAGCTCACCGAAACCCTCGTGCATTGCATGTGGAGTGGTTGGGGCGTTCCGTAGCGAACCGGACGAAGTTTTACCAAAACGAACAAAGGAGAGGCAGCAATGTTTGTCACCGAGAACTTCATCCGGAGTTGTGGCACGCCGCTCGTTGGCCAGACGCATCAGGTCGCCAACGAAATCTTCGGCGGTTCCGGCGAAGTGTCAGGCCGGACCTATTGGGATCCCGGCCTGCGTCGTCCTTATTTCGACAAGAACGGCAAGGCCGCCGTCAGCATCAATCGCGGCCGCACCACGCTCGTCAAGGGCGAACAGGTGCCCATCCGCGAACACGTTACCTGCGCCGACATGGTGGCCAACGGCCTATTCATGCCGGTCTGGAATGCCACCACGCTCTCAAAGGAACAATGGCTCCGCCTTGACGAAGCCGTGCTGCGCGCCGCTCGTTACCGTTTGCGCCTGACAGAAGACATCGCCAGCTTGAGCGGAACGTACGGCGGCTTTGACGGCATGGCGACGATGGTCCTCGAGCATCAGACCATGAGCGATCCGGGCGAAGCTATCGTGGACATGACTGGCCTGACCATGGGCCGCACGGATCAGCCGCAGTTCCAACTCGAAGGCTTGCCGCTGCCCATCACCCACAGTGATTTTGCTTTCGATTCCCGCACCTTGGCTGCTTCGCGGAACAAGGGCCAGCCGCTGGACGTGTCGCAGGGCGAAGCGTCGTCCCGGCGCGTTGCCGAGTCCATCGAAAAGCAAACCATCGGTGTCAACACCGGCGTCATTTACGGCGGTGCCTCGACCTATGCCGGCGGATACGGACGCACGAGCCAGGTGTATGGCCTGACGACGTTCCCGACGCGCTTGACGTACACATCCATCACGGCCCCGACAAGCACGAACCAGGCAACCATCTTGGCGAACGTGCTGGCCATGAAGGATCGGCTGACGGCCAACAAGTTCTATGGCCCGTTCATGGTGTACACCAGCAACGACTGGGATCAGTACATGGACGGCGACTACATCCTGTCTGGTGGCAACGTGGCAACGCAAACGCTGCGTCAACGCATCAAGGCCATCGAAGGCATTCTTGACGTTCGCCGTCTCGACATGCTCTTCAGCGCCAATATCCAGACCGATCCGACCATCAACACCACAACCATTGTCGGTACGACCGGCGTGCCGCGTTACACGGGTCCGGGTGGTGAAGGTTTCGTAGCGTCGGCCACCAGCCCGGCCACGCTGCTCATGGTGCAGATGACGCCGGACGTCATTCGCATGGTGAACGGTATGGGCATCACGACCGTCCAGTGGGAAACCGTGGGCGGCATGCAACAGAACTTCAAGGTCATGGGCATCCAGGTTCCGCAAATCCGGGCAGACTTTTACGGGAACTGTGGACTTTTGCACGGAACCACGGCCTAAGCATCCCGCGCCGCTGGGCTGGGGTAGGTGTCGCGACCGCCCCAGCCATTTTTGAAAGGAGCAACGCACGTGAATCAAATCTTCCGTTACCGCCTGACGCTGGGCCAGCATTTCGAGAAGGACACGACAGGTAGCGATCATCTCTATGACGCATCGAAGGGGCCAGTCGAATTCGATTCGATGAACCCCAATCTGGAACGCTTCAATGGTGGGCCTGGGCTCGTTCCCAAGTTCGTGCGTCTCGACCGCGATGCTTCCATCGATCCGGTGGCCCAGCTGCCGGGCGAAGCACAGCCGACGTACATCGCACGCATGAACGAGCTGCGCAACCGCATCGGCAACGCCATCGAAGCTGCCAAGAAGCAACAGCCCGCACAGAAAGAACTCATCGCCGCCAAGTAAGGTGACGCATGGCACGCACGACAGCCTTAGCGGTGGCTAGCGTCCTGGTGGATTCCTCGCTTTCACCCAACGGACAAGGCGACTACGACGGCACTACCGACCTGACGCCGTACATTGTCTCGGCTTCATCGGTCGTGGATCGTGTGGCAACGGCCGCGTCCGACATCAAAGGCATCACACTATCGACGACTGAGCTGGAGCTAATCGAGCGGTGGTTGGCTGCCCACTTCTACACCAAGATGGACCCGACGTACCTGACGAAGACGACGGGCAAGGCCGTGGTATCGTTCGCACGTAATCCCAAGGTGCCCGAGCCGTACAAGGACGTGGCGATTGCCATGGACTACAGCGGCATGCTGAACGCCATTCTCAATCGACAATCGGCAGGTGGGTTCTGGATGGGCAAAACCGTTCCTGACCAGTTGTCGTACACGGATAGGAACTGAGGAGCAACTAATGGCGGACGTGTCGCGGCGAGGAAAGGTATTGGCAAGTTCTTGGGAAGTCTATTGTTGGCCAGAATTCAAAGCATTTGCTGAGCGACTGGGTATTGCCTACGACGCACCAACTGTTCGCTTAGTAGTAGTTCTTGGTGAGCCTAATGAGCCAGTGAAGATTGAGCATTCGTACGCTGGGTCTGACGCACAACCGCTGGCTCCGTTCGACGGCGGTCCTGACATGGCTTGCGAGGTCACGGCATGCCAGCCCAGGAACTAGCTTTTCGGCGACAACGGGCCATTCTGTGGCCGCTACTAACGCCAGCGAGCGCCGGACGACAGAAGTTCAACGAACCGCTGAAGGGTGACCCGGTTGAGTTGAGTGTGCGGTGGGACGATCAGCAAAAGGAGATTCTGGGCAGTAATGGCACGCCGGTACGGGTCGATGCCGTGGTGATTGTGGACCGGCGCATAGCCATTGACAGTTTGATGGTGAAAGGCACGCTAAGTGAGTGGTTAGGTACGGGTTCGGCAACGGCGCAAGACCCAACGGTGATGCAGGTGATTGTGTTTAACGAGGTGCCGGACATAAAAAACCGTGTGTCGTATCGCGAAGTTGGGCTCATACGCTTCCGGAGTTCACTACCATAATGGGAATAGAAGGCGTAGATAAGGTGATAGTGGCTCTCAATTCCAAACTCGCCCGCAAGGGCAAGTATGGAAATGCCGTCATCAACGTTGGTTACCGCGCGTACTATGCCATCTATGTGCATGAGAACCTGGAGGCGTATCACCCAATAGGTCAGGCCAAGTTCCTGGAGACACCGTTAAGGCGGAACAGAGAGAAGTATGCCCGCATGGTGCGCAGTGCCATGGCACGGGGTGAATCATTGGGTTCTGCATTGGCCATTGCAGGGCAGGAGCTACTGGAAGACTCTCAGGCGCTAGTGCCCTACGACACGGGGTTTTTGCATGATTCGGGATTTGTGAGTGTAGCGGCAAAGTGAGGTGGCTATGGACTGCGAAGCGTCGCACGACCTGCTTCGGGAAAGTGCCAAGGTGAAGCCATCGCTGGCCTGGGGGCTCGTGATCCTGCTCGGCATCGCCATCGTCTGGCTTGCGTTGCTCAAGTTCTCTTCTCATCCATCCCAGCCTGCACAAGCCGTCATGGCCCAGCCCAAGCCCATTCACGACGAGTTTCCGCCGCCGGTGCGCTACGAAGGCGACCGGCAAAAGGAATTCGCGGCACGCTGGCGGAAAGTGGTAACTGAGGCAGGCCCGCCGCCACGCTCGGATTGTTACCCGGTGTTAGCCCATGCGACACGCACGGGCATTTACGTCAAGGCCCACTGGCGGAGCATGCCGGACAACGACCTGACGAACAACTTGCGGTCTCGACAAGACGACGAGGCCGATTAGAGCGGTTCCCGATGGAACGATTGGCAACAACGAGCTGGAGATCAAAATGGACCCCAATGTCGTTTTTACCGCAATCGTTAATAACGGCTTTGGGCCTGTCTGTGCGGCGGCCATTCTGATTTTCGCCTGGCTCCGGGAGACGAAAACAATCCCGAAGATGATGGAGACGTTCCAGGCCGTGAACAAGGAAACGCAAGAAGCATTCTCGAAGCGCAATGACGATGCGTTACAGACGTTTGCCACGTTGACGCGGGAAGAGCGCACGACGTATCAGAAATGGCATGAGGAGAACCGAGACCGGCTGGACCGCATGTTCCTGGAGCAGAAGGAAGGTCGGCACATCATGCTGAACCTCGCTCATCAGCTCGGGCTACGGCAAGCGGTGGAAGAGAAGATGCGGGAAGAGAGGGCGGCACGACACAATGCTAGTGAGGATTCATCGGCGGTTCCGCCGCGGAAGGTCTGAGTGTCCAAGATCGTCCGGCGGTTGCGTAGGCTCGACTGCCAGGCGCACCTGCGGGCGCAGGGCATCGACGTGACGCTGGAAGAGATGAGGAAACTGTAAGGGGGTGGAAGGTGATAAGCATTCAAGGCGCAGTCCTCGTTGTTATCTACCTCATCGTGGGTGGATTCATCTTTGGTTTGTTGTGGTGGCTGGTTGGTTACGTTGGCTTGCCAGAACCGTTCAATAAGTTCGTGCGCGGCGTGCTGGCCATTCTCGCGGTGCTGGTCATCATCGGCATTCTGCTGACCATGATCGGCGGTGTGCAGATATTCCGGGCATAAGGAGGATCGGCCATGTTCGCCGACGCCGTGACTATCGACCCGATGACGCAATGGGCAGGCGCGATAACCGCGCTTGCCGTGACCATTGGCCTCATCTCGCAAATTGTGCTCCAGGTGCTCGCCAAGATCGAGGCGGCCAAGAAGGCCAAGGTTGATGCCGAAGTAGCACGGCAAGCGAAGGCCGACGCCGAGAAAGCTCAGAACGCCGCGGCATCGGCTGCTCTGGAAGCATTGAAGGCAAAGACACAGGTTGCGGAAGTCGCTCAGACGCTAAGCGACACGCACTCGGCTACGTCGGACAAGCTGGACGATCTGGCGAAAGTGACGGACACCATCCACACTTTGACGAACAATGCGATGGGCGTTCAGTTGCGGTTAAATGCCGACTTGTCGCGGTGGAAGGCCAACGAAACCAAAGATCCGGCCGACGTGAGGGCCGCTGACCTGGCGGCAATGTTGTTAAACGAGCACAACGCTAAGCAAGCGACGGCTGACTCGGGAGGCGGCAAGTGAGCTGGGACATCACGCTCGCCTCGAGGTGGGACTACCGCAAGGCCGCGGCACGGATGCATTCTTTGGACGGCATGTTTGACGATGGGGACGACGTATGAAGTTGTTCCAAATCAACGATGACGACTTAAGCGAACTGGAGAGGATTCTCCCGCAGCTCGCCCAAGCGGTGATGCCAGTGCTAACGCCATTGCTGCGTACCCGATTGCGACGTTGCCAAAATATCTTGTCTGACGTTCGATGGAACTACGGACCACCGGAAGAAGTCAGCAGCGTTTCTGAGGACGAATAATGCTAGACATCACCCGCAAGTCGCTTCAGATAATTTACTGCGTCGTTACGCTCTCCGCGTTGCTCTTGCACCAGCCCACGAAGGACGCGGCCAAGGTCGAGGGCCTGGAACTCACGGCCACGCTCAAAGGCGCACCCGTGAAGAGCGGCGATGCCTTGCCCTCGTGCAAGCAACTCATCATCGTTGCCAAAACGACGGATGAGAAGGCAGAGGTCAGGTGGCTTGTGTTTGGTGCCACCAGCGACCCGGACTTCGAGGTATCGGGGCCGACGCTCGTTGTCGTCACGCCGCCGGACGGCGGGCGTATCGACGTCTTCGCGTTGGCGAGCAATGCGGGGAAGCTCACCGAGTTCGCGACATTCTCAGTTAACGGGAAGGGTTCACCTCCCGTGCCACCGGTCAATCCTCCGGTGAATCCTCCCGTTAACCCCCCTGTCACGCCACCGGTGACACCGCCCGTGGGGCCGGTGACGGTCACGCAACCGCTGCACGTCATGATCGTGGACGACCCGAGCACGCGCACGCCCGAGACGGCGGCCATCATCGCCTCGCAGACGTTCCGGGCGGCTCTCGCTGGTGCTCAGTTCCGCTTGTACGCGGCCAACGATCCAAGCTTGGCGAACGGTGGCATCAGCGTGGTGAGTGGCCAGCTGACGGCCAAGACTAAGGCCGGCGCGGTTGTGGGACAAGCGACGATACCGGCGCTCATCGCCGTGGACGCGAAGGGCGTGCTGCACTTGTGTAAGTCGTTGCCGCGAACGGAAGCGGAAGCCATCCAAATGCTCAAGCCGCTGCTGGGGGGGAAGTGAAGATGCCTGACATCAAAGTCTTTAACGACGCGAATGGTACGCGGCTTATCGAGGCCAAGGGCCAACCACCGCGGGCCATGGGCTGCTGGGCACCCAAGCCGCATTGCGCCTTGCCGGGCATCGAACAACTCGCCGCTGGCATCCTGCCGCAAAGCCAGTGGCAAGAACTAACTTTGGGGCAATTTGCCTGCGAAGTTCAAGACCAAGGTCAGACCAGCAGTTGCTTCCCGGCTGGAACGCATATCCGAATGGAGGACGGCTCCGAACGCAAGATCGAAGACGTTCGGTTGCTGGATAAGGTTCTGACGGCTGAAGGGAACATCGGGACCGTCACGCGGCTGATGGTTCGCCATGAGCCAAACGCCTTGCTGCGTCTTTGCCTTTGGGGACATCGGCATCTACGCATGACGGCAGAGCATCCAGTTCTGACGAAGCGTGGTTACGTTCCTGCCTGCGAACTGAGAGTAAGCAAAGCCAGATGGCACGGTGGCGAAGAATGTGATTGGGTGGCTATGCCGCGATATGCGCCACAGCTAAGGACAAGCATTCACGTTGACGATCACGTTGATACGTATCGGACGTTTATTCGTCGCGAGCGCGTGAGCAAAATTCATAGCGTATCGTCGCGTGGAACGGTGCTAATCACTAAATATCCATTGCCAGATTTCTTCACGCTCACGCCGGGTGTTGGCAGAATCTTTGGCCTGTTCCTGGCTGAAGGAAGCACAACGTCAACGTATGTCATGTGGACATTCAACATCAAAGAGAAAGAAACGCTTGCCGCCGAATTGATCGACTTACTGAAAGCCGAGTTCGGCATCGAAGGAAGACTTCGGACGCGGCCAAACAATACCTGCAACGTACAGGTTCACGGCACCGGATGGGCAAGATTGTTTGAGGCATTGTTTAAGACCGGTGCCGGACGCAAGCGTATTCCGTCAGACATTGCTTCTGGACCAAAGGATTTCTTGGAAGCGCTTTTCACCGGATGGCTTGATGGTGATGGACATGCCAGGCGCAATGGTATTGGTGGCGTTAGCATCTCCCGCGATCTCGCTCTAGGGATGTTCGACATCGCCCACGCGCTGGGCAAGCTTCCGGCAATCAGTCGCAGGGAAGGCAAGCCGAACAAAGGCGCGCTGGTTCGTCAAGCAAGTTGGGAAGTTCATTGCCAGAATGATCCGCCCGAAAAGGTGTTCCGTTCTCAACAGGACGACAAGCACGTCTGGCGGCGAATGGCTGGTATCGAAATGGAGGAGTTTTCTGGGCCGGTTTACAACATGGAAGTCGAAGGCGACAACAGCTACGTCGCGGAAGGAATCGGCGTCCATAACTGCACCGGCTTCGGGACGCGGACGCTCATGCGGCGATTCCGGTTGCTCTCCGGGCAAACCATGCCACCCACGGATTTTAGCCCGTGGGGGATTTATGAGATGGTGAACCATGGAGCCGATGGCGGGGCCGATCCGGAAGAGGTCATGACGGCCTTGATCAAACGTGGGTGCCCGCTGATGGGTAGTCTCACGACTGGCGGCGTGCCTGACAAGCTGTTCTTGGCTCCGTCCATCGACGGCCAAAAAGCGGTATGGGACACGGCTGCCCGGTACAAGCTGGCGCAAGCCTATTCGTTCCGCACGTGGGACGGACTTTGCACGGCCTTGACGCTCGGCAAGAACTGCGGACTTGGCATCCCCGTGCGAAGTGACTTCATGCACGGGAAATTAGACGACGAAGGTGTGGTGCCGTGGACGGGTCAGATGCTCGGTTGGCACTGGGTTGAGGTACATTCATTAGAAAAGTCCAAGAAATACGGCTGGAAAGCACGCATGCAAAATCAATGGGGCATGTGGGGCGACAAGGGCTTCGCTTACATCGTAGAACAGCACCTTGATCCGACAATGAGTCTTGGATTCGCGCCCGAGGCGCAAGTGGACGACCCGAACGTGGACACGAGCGATTTCCCGGCGGTCACGGGGTAGAGAACCAGAGCATGAAACTGGCAGCAGCGGTCGCATTGATGATGATTGGCATGGCAGCAATGAGTCCGGTAAAAAAGGCGACGTTCAAACCTGAGATGGTGCAGGAACAATTGCCCATCTTGAACGGCTACGAATGCCTGCGGCTGGCCAATCTCGACCTGCACACGCTGCCACCCAAACGCCAGCGATACGCGCGTTATTTGACCGCTGGACACGAGCCGTTGGCGGCCGAGCGGCTGAAGCTGTACCAGGGCGTGAACTGGCTGATCCATCACTTGACGTTCAAGCTTGGCTTCTATCCTCCCTTCGTCGTGGAGAACTCGAATGGCACGGTGTTCAGGATTCTACTGGATGATTACAACATTGACCCCAAGGCGTGGGACAGCCTTGCTGAAAATGGGAGTGGCCCAGTCGCCGAAGCCAAAACTCCCGACGGCTATTACCACTTGTACGCCGAACAAGCCATCTATAAAGACGTTGAAAAAGAAATCGACTGTCCGCCGTACCAACACGAAGGCAAGACGTACACCCGCAAAAGGGTCACGGAAAAGGTCTTTGACAAGCGGGTGACGCAGTTCATAAGCCTGCCAAGTTTGGCGGTAGATGGTGGGGCGCTCATTGCGGACACGATCCAATGCACGGGCAGCAAGAGCCCGATCCTGCGGACGGATTGGTTTATCTATTGGGCGAGCCAGGCTCCGGCGTACTACGACTTTTTGGGGTTGGGCAAGACGCTAAAGGACATTGAAGAGCAGGCGGGGGTGGACGTGAAGAAGGCGGAAGCGAAGGGGGCAGCGGTTTATGCGATTGTTTTGGATTCCAACGTCGCTTTTCACAATCGCCAGCTTCGCGGCTACCGTGTCGTCGTTGGACCTAACGGCGGGTGGTTCTGGATTTCGGACGACGTTCTTGCTTCAACCAACCAGCGTGACTTCCTGGGCAATCTGCTGAACGTCAACCCCGACGCGCACGAGATTATCTTTTCCCTCCCCAACGGCCTACAGGCCTACGCCATCACCGACGGACAAGGAAAGCGGCTGGACGTTGTGAACAGTGAAATAGCGTTGGACCGCGAGACGAAGCTGCGGGACAAGAACCTTGGCATCCGGAACTGCATGCTCTGTCATCTCGCCGGCATGAGAGACATCAACGACGAGGTGCGGGCGCTGGGCAAACTTACGGTGAATCTGCCGGAAGACGGCGTACTGGCTGGCCGGATTCGGGACTTGTTTTTCGCCGTCGATGTCGGCCAGGTCACGAAGCGGGACTCTGAGGCGTTCCGTTTGGCCAGCATGGCCGGCACCGGCATCGAGGCGGCTGCGAATGGGAGCAACTTGGAAGCGATATTCCGCCGCTATTGGGATGAGCCCGTGACGTTGGAACGCTTGGCCAACGAGGTTGGCTGTGAGCCGGATCGTCTCCAGGCGGCGGTGCAACGCCCTGCCGCGGTGGGAAGCCAACTCGGGACCAGCAACGTGGAAATCCAGCTCGACGGGCTCACGCGGACTCAGTCGCGGCCCATGCAACGCTCGCAGGTCGAGAAAGCCTTCGCGAATGCATCTCTGCTAGTGACGCAGGGTGTGCCGATAAGGGGGAACAAATGAGGCCAGCCTTGGCATTGTTCGTCTTGTGCGTGCTGACTGTCTCCGTCGAGGCACAGTGCCGCACCGTCTACTCATCGCCGACTTATGCCGGGGCGTGCCAGCAATGTGCTCCTCCTCGCGCCTATGCTGCATCCCCGGCGTACTATCACGAGTCGTACGCGCCGTTCACCTTTGAATTCCGCCCGATCTACGCGCCGGTTTTGGCTCTGCCTGGCTTAAACAATTTGCTGCCGAACTATTACAGCTACCCGCAAGCACCAGCTGGAATGGCCGGATTGGTTGGAACTGGGCTTCTCTATGACGAGAGGACCGGCAATCTCAGTGGCATCATGAATCAGCAAGGCCAACTGGTGGCTGCGTTCGACTCCAGGAATCCCGTCCAGGCTGGATCGTTTCCGGCCATTACCGGGGCCGGCGATGGTAGTTCACAACTCCTGACCGCCGGTCCTGGTTTATCCAACGAGCCACAGAAGCCCACGCGGGCGCAGGTGCAGGCGTTGATCGGTGCGAGATGCGCCGCTTGTCACTCTGGAATTGGCAAGGACGGCGTTCACTTCTTTAACCCCGTTGGCGTCTGGAATCCAAACGTGGATCGCAACGACGTGCTCAGGGTGACGACTGGGGCGCGGCGCAAAATGCCACCGGATGGCGCGTTACCTATTACGGAACAGAATCTGATCGCGGCGTGGGCTGCGTATGGAACGAGTGATTGATGTACTGGGTGAATGTCATTCGAGGTTGACACCAGGAAAATGGCGTTCACCGGTTGGCGGGCGAGGCATCCATGAGTTGCTGTTGACCCCGCCATCTTTGGGACACTTTTGAAGGAGGTTCATCATGAAGAAGTTCGCACTAGCTCTTGTTGCCGCACTGGCCTTTGTCGGGCTGGCGCAGGCAGGGCATGGTTTTGCTGTTGGCACCTGTCACGTTGGCGTTGGCTACGGCACCTGCGGCACCGGGCTCGGCTACGGCGTGGGCTATGGAGCTGGCTACGGCTATCCGGTGCAGATCGGGCTGCCGGTGTACAGCTTGGGCTACCCGCTGACCGGCTACAGTTTGCCGGGCTACGGTTACAACCTGGGCTATGGGGCTGGTTACGGTTACGGATACGGCCAAAATTACGGGGCCAATTATGGTACGCCGCAGAGCACGACCACGACCGTGACGACCACAAGCTACGCGCCGCCGGCGCAGGCGAGTTATCAGGCACCGCAATACCAAGCTCCGGCACCGCAATACCAGGCACCGGCCCCAACGTACTCGCTGCCACCGCCCATTTACTCCGCGCCTAACTATCTGTTGGCTTTCGCGGCTCCGCCGATCTACTACGCGGCAAACACTTGCAACTGCTACGGGTTCGCGCGGCCGTTCGGCGTGGGTTATGGAACCTGCGGCAATAACGCTCTGGTTGGCTTCAACCGTGGATTCAATGGTGCGGTGGGATTCCGCCGTCGGTAAACGCTACCTGGGAACGGTGGGCTCTGGACGGTCACAAGCAAGGCGGCCCAGGGCTCACCACTTTTGATTAGGAGATAGCGATGGACGACAAACTGAAGGCCAAGTTCGCGGCGGCCAGCATCGACGTTGATCAGGTGATTACCGTTATCACCAGCTTCAACTGGCTGGAGTTCTTCGCGTTCATCAAGCAGCTGGTGGCGCTGTTCAAAGGCACGCCAGCAGCATCGCGGACGTTTGCAGTGGCGACGGATGCAGCGGACGCCAAGGAAGCGGCTTTGCTCGAAATCGAAAAGTGCGGGACGTAAGGGAGGTGGATTATGCAGCGTCGATACCGTGATATTGTGATACCGCACGTGGCTCTCCTGATCCTCACCTTCGCCGTTATCGGCATGGTCTGCATGTTTAATGAGCTAACAGCCCAACAGCCACCACGCCAAGGCCCGCCGCCAGTTCAGCAACAGCAAGGGCGCGTGGTGCTGCACAACCGGGACGCTTTGCAGAAGCCAGCGCAGCCCATGCCCAAGCCGCCGGGCAACCAGCCCAACGCTCCGCAGCGGGAAGGATTTCATCTTGGTTGGCATGGGGATTATCACCGCTGGTTCTACGTGCCGAACACGGTAGTGCTTCTACCGGGCAACGTCATTCCGGCGACGTACCAGCTACCGGTGGAGGTGGCGTATTACGAGCAGGGCGTGGCAACTTGCAGGTGTCCGCATTGCGGCTGGGAACTAGAACTCGTTGCCAAGTAGGAGGCAGCTGTGTCCCTAGTACAGGAACTGAGTGCGTTGCGTGCGGCAATCGACGCCAACACCGTTGAGGTGAAGAAGCTCAGCGTGGCTGGACTTCCCGAGTCGGTGGCCGCGCTCAACGTTAACGTGACCGAATTAAACGCCAACATCAAGAAGCTGATTGAGACACTGAACGACCCAATCGAAGGGTTGGATGCCGAACTTGATAAACCGACCACTCACAACCCATGATTTTCGCCCCAAAAGGAGATTCGCATGAAGGCAGGAACTCTCAACATCGTGAAAAAGGTAAGCTTTGCAGCGGCCAGCGTGGCGAAAGCCACCAAGGCCGACTTCAAAGCAGGCACGCCGGTTCCGTTCGACATCATGGACAACGGGGACCAGTCTTACACGCTGTTCGGTCGCTCAGCGGCTGGCAATCGTGTGGACATCACCGGCTTGGTCACGGTCACGGCCGTAAGCGACAACACCGCGGCGTTGACGGTCGATCCGCCGACTGGCCCGAAAGTCCAGACGCACGCCATCGGCCCGGTGGGCACGGCGAACGTCGCCAACGTAGTGACGTGGAATGACGGCAGCGTGGGGCCGTTCAGTATCGACCTCGTTGCCACCATCAAGGCGGGTGCCGCGACCGGTTTGGATGTGGTGTTCGATCAGCCAACCACACATTGAACTGATGCCACCCTTGGCTTGTGGCCCAGCGTCGAGGTTGGCTTTTATTGAACCTTGGAAGAGGGGACGCCTCCGGTGTGTTGCGACCGCGCCGCCGGGGGCGGACTTTTAGGAGAAGAGATGGCTCAACAAACTCTACACGTCGTTGGCGGGACTCTAATAGTCGAGACCGTCGGCCTCACGTTCCAGTGGGCCACGTTCCCGATTCTGAAACCTAACGTCGCGATGGCTCCGACCCCAATCGGGACGCCGGGTGGTGGCATCGGCCCGTACACGTACGCCAACCCCGTCGGGTTCCCACCGGGCCTGTCGCTCTCGCCGGCCGGAGTACTCAGCGGGACGCCGACGACGGTGGGCGCGTACACGAACATGGGCTTCGATCTGGGCGACGGGACGCCATAGCATGCCGCAGATCTTGCACGTGAGCGGTGGAATCCTGACCGTGGATGGTGGCTCCGTGCCCACCATCAACACGCCGTGGGATTCCATCCCCAATTTCGGAGCCAATCCCACCAACAAGAGCATGCGGGATGGGGTATGGTCCGATCCAAGCATGTGGTCGCATGGGGTGCCCAAGGCAGGCGATGTGGTTTCCATGGGCCACATCGTTCTCTACGACGTGGTGAGCAACCAACTACTGAACACGGTTGCCGTCCAGCCGGGTGGATTGATGAGGTTCCGGCCAGACAAGTTCACTTTCCTGCATCTGCAAACTTGGTTGGTGATGCAAGGCGGGGCTGTGGAGCTTGGCAGTGTCATTAGTCCAATCAAGTACGACCCAACGTCAACCCACTTCCTGGGAGCTGAGATCGTTATTGCTGACGTGGCTCCCAACGATACTAACCAGTGGGGGACTGGACTCGTCTGCTTGGGCAAGTTCACTGCTTGCGGAATGCAAAAGCCATCCTTTCTGCGCCTGGCCGCCGATCCGCTCAAAGGTCAAACCACGACGGTGCTTCAACTCGCTCAGCCTGCCACCGGCTGGAACTTTGGCGACGTGGTGTTGATACCCGACACGCGGCAACTGGCCGGCAGCGAGCGGTGGGGAGCCTACGTCAGTCAGGACGAGATCGCCCTCATCACTGTCATCTCCGCCGACGAGATGAGCTTGACCGTGCAGAAGATTACGAGCGTCGTTCCTGACCCGGGCCAAGGACCGGACGGCAGCATGGGCAGCCACCCGGTGCTCTCGCCCTCGCTGGCTTACGACCACAAGGGGGCGCTGAACCCGGACGGCTCACGATTCTGCTATTGCCACGTCGGCAATCTGACCCGCTCGGCGATCATCCGTTCGGCCAGCCACCTTGGCACGCGCGGGCATGCGTGCTTCACCTATCGGGCCGAAGTGGACGTGTCATACATCGGCTTCCACGGATTGGGCCGAACGACGAACGCCGCGATCGGCACCGCCAATCTGGCCGGACGGCATCCGGTCTACCTGCGGCACCTGATGGGACCAGCGGTTCCGCGCGCGAGCGGCCGTCAGTACGAGTTCAAGGGCTGCGCGATCTTTGATAACGACGTGCCCAAATCAACGCGCCGCTGGGCCGTGGCGCTGAACGATTCGTGCGACGGTTTGCTTCAGGGCAGCGTGCTCTACAACTGGGCCGGCGCCGGCGTGGTGACTGAGGATTATGCCTGCGTTCGCAACCTATTCGACGGCAACTTCATCTGTGGCATTCACGGCGATCACTCCGGGCGCGACAACTCGTTTGGTTCTCGTGGTCTAGACGGCACCGGCATCTGGATGAGCAACGTACGCAACGAGGTCACGAACAACGTCGCGGCCAACTGCGCCCTGACGATCCAAGAGCAAGTTTCCGGGACCGGATTCAAATACTTCATATCGCCGGACAACTCGCAAGCTGCCGTCAGCATCTCGGCCCATCCAGGTGCTGACACGTCGATTCCTGCTCAGTGCGTTGTCGTCAACATGAAGGTTGATGGTCTGGCTCACAACGAGGGCAACGAGGCTTACGGTTGCGGTGGTGGCATCACGGCTTGGCAGATCGGCACGGACGGCTATGCGATATTTCCCAACGTGCCAATCTCGACGATCAAGAACTTCGTGGCGTGGCACTGCTGGCAACAAGGGTTTTTCGGCTACCCGACCAACAACTTCTGCCTTGACGGGTTCACGTATCGCGGCGACATGAGGTTCTTTACCGATCAAGATCAGGGTGCCTACGCTTTGGAGTGGGGTGATTACCGCTGTGCCAACACAATGATAACCAATGCCGACATTCAGGGTGCGCGGCGTGGGTTCTCGAACACGACCGACACGCCGGGCACGCTGACGATCCAGGACAGCTTTTTTGAGTGTGGGGTGTCGGCTCTCGACCTGACCAACCAGACTTCGCCGGGCGCGCGGGCAACTATCCGCGACCGTGCCATCACGATCCGGAACGTTCGCTATGGCCCACGGACGCCGACGACCATCTACCGACCGTGGGTGGCCACCGGTGAGACGCCGACACCAGTAGATACCTGCCAGGTGATTGACCACAACGGCGTGAGCGGCGACAACTTCAGCGTCTACTTATTGAATGCTCCGTCGCCGTACGTGGCACCGGTGGACGCGGTGACGAGAGCGGGGATTGTGGGGCTGGTGAAATGAGGCAGTGTTGTTACTGTCCAAAAGAAGGATACCTGTTAGTCAAGCTTGCGGCCGAAAAGATAAATAAGGGCGGGAGGGTTGAGACGTGAGTGAATTTCAGGGCAAGGCTTGGCGGGGTGGCGAAGAGATTCCAGTTGATGCACCAACGCCAGACTATCCGACGTTAGCGGACATGATGGGAGACGAGCCAACGATGCTCATGTTCGGCGAGGTGGTGCATGGTTACGATCCTGATGAGCTTGAGGAACGGTTACGGCGTTTCGTCAAACTCGGTGGGCAGTTCACCTACAGCGAAACGTGCCAGAAGCGAGTCAGCGTGATTGGACCAATTGTGGTTAGCTACTAGGGAGTAACCTTTTACGGGACCGGCGGCACAAGTCGCTGGGTACAATCAATTGGCTGAAACCGGGCTTGCAATCCGGTAGAGGCGTCAACTCTCGCTTAGCCCGTTGACGGGGCCTTGCGACCTAGGGTCGTTCGGTCCCGTTTTTTATTTGGGCTAAGCCGTGGCGAATGTCTCTAGTCAAGTGTTCTCGACGGACACCTGTTGGACGTGGTTCAACGGTCGCCGCGCCGTTTGGGACGCTGCCAATCAGAAGTGCTACGTCGCCGGCACCCGCAATGACGGCGTGTTGGACGTGCGCTCCTTCTGGAATCGCAGCACCTACGACTATTACGACCTGGGCTTGCCCAACGGCTCTTCGGTGTTCGAGATCGAGGACCACGACAACCCCGGCCTGTGCTTGCTAAACAATGGCGAACTGTTTGCGGGCTTCTCCAAGCATGCCGTAACCGACGAATCCTACGTGGCACGCGCCAACGGAGCCGGTCAGGTCAGGAATTGGAACGCACGGGTCAAGGTCAGTGCCGGGGCCAAGAATTCCTACAGCGAGATTATCCCGCTCGGCGACAGCAACAACACGCTGGTACGTTTCTATCGCGACGACGACGACGCCTCCAAGCGCAAGTTCCGCACGTCCACGGATCACGGCGACACGTGGAGCAGCGCCAACACGCTCGTCAACGTGCCGGCCGGCGGTGCGCGTCCCTACCCGCAGTATGAAAAAAATGGCAGCCTGCGCGTCGATTTTTTCTTCAGCGAGGACGGGCCGGGCGAGACGCTGACTCACTGCTCGCTCTACGCGGGTTACTTGCTGTTCAACTCCGACGCCACAAGCTGGACGTGGCACCAGTTGGATGGGTCCGTTGTGGCTGGACCGACCACCGTCGATCAGTTCACGCTGGTCTACAACGGGGCCACCAATTTCGGCTGGTGCTGGGATTTGAAGATCATCAATGGCCAGCCGCACTACGCATTCGTGCATTTTGAAACCTCTTTCACCAAGCACGTCCTGCACTGGGCGCGGTGGAACGGCTCTTCCATAGACACTGAGGTCGTGGCCAACGTCGGCGACGGCACGGCGGATTACATCGGCGACGGCTCCAGCAAGCCATACGCGGCCGGCATCGCGCTCGACCCAAACAACGAGGGCATCGTCTACCCGTGCATCAAGTACGGGGCCAATGATTTCCGCCTGGAGAACTGGACGCACAGCGGCTCCTACGGCAGCGGATCGTGGGCCAAATCTGCTGACGTGAGCGGCAATACCGGCACCATCAACGCTCGCCCGTTCTCGCTCGACTGCTCAGGCACGACGCGCGTTTTCTGGTGGGAAGGCACGTACGCAACCTACACGAACTTTTCCACGCGGGGGCGGTGCTCGCCTGCGTTCGTCAAGAAGAACGCCAAGCCAACCACGCCGGTCTACACGTCCGCGTACGCACCCAGCGGCATCAAGGCGTGGTTCCTGATCACTGAGGGCAACGGGGCACCGGGCGACTTGACTGGCAACGGCTACGGCGGGGCATTGGTCGGTGCGCCGACGTGGAACACGGGTGGCGGCTCCGACTTCGGTAAGTTCCTTAACGGCTTCTCTACTAGCAACTACGTCAGCTTGAACACGTTGGCGGCGGCCATTGCCTTCACGTCCTACGATTTCTGGACGCTGCTGCTGTTCAAGACGACCAGCGCCAGCACGACAAGCCAATGGTCGGCAGGATTCGGGCGTAACGCTTCCGCCAACCCCATCATTACGGTCGGCAACCACAACAACGGCAGCACGCATCAGGTAGAGATGCTGGACCGCGACGACGTGCCAAACAGCGACGACATCATCACAACCGGCACTGGGGCTAACGGCGGGTTTCAGAACGACGGGGCCTATCACGTCATATTCACGCGGCGCACGGCCGCTAACGCCTTCGCCATGTTTTTCGATGGCACGTCGCGTGGTACGGGGACGGTATCGCTGGGGACGACGACTCTTGACCGCGGGGCCATTGGTTGCCTGGTCCGCACGTCGGCTGGGTCGGCCTTCGCTGGCGAAGTACATGCAATGGCAATCGGCTGGGGGGCAACGGTGCAGGACCGTTGTTGGATGTGCGAGGACTGGCTTTTCGGGCAGTTCAGCGGGTCGTTTGATCCGAATGCGGGGGCGACTGGACTTAGCATGGTGCCGGAACGACGAAGAAACCGAACACTTGTGAGGATGTAGAGCATGGGACGCATTTACTCCATACCGCTGACTAACTCGGCAGGCGTAGCTGGTACTGGGGCAACTCTCATAGAGGATGCCTTTGAGATAACCGCCGCCAGCGGCAAGCCATTCTGGTTGCACGAAGTCGTTATCGGTCAGACTTCTGACTTCGGCGACGCCCAGGCCGAAGGGCTTCCATTCATCGTCAAGAAAGGCATCGGCCATACTGCCGGTTCTGGCGGTCAGTCCGTGACGCCAGCCAAGCACCTAACCAATGATGCGGCGGCAGGAGCGACGGCCAAAATCTGCAACACGACGCAGGCCGTAGTTGGCGCTGGGTCACTCACGACGATACGCGGCGATGGATGGAACGTGCAAGGCGGCGAACAATACCTGCCAACACCTGAGACGCGCATCCTGTTTTTGCCTGCCGAAGCGTGCGTGATCTCGCTGGCGGCTCCTGCGGATGCCCTGACACTCATTGGCACCGCAGTCATCGAAGAACTCTAAGAATGGAGGGCAGCTAGCGTGGCGAATCTTTACAAAATCGGCACCACTATGCGAAATGCCGCCTGCAACGGCATTGTGCAGGCTATTGACGGCGGCACTCCGCCCGGACGTCTAGAGCACCGTACCGGCGCACAGCCAACGAACGTCAGCGATGCCAGTTCAGGCACGTTGCTGGGAACGAATACCTTCAGCAACCCTGCGTTTGGTAGTGCGTCAGTTGGCGTCTGCACGGCGAATGCCATCAGCAGCGACACGAGCGCTGACAACAGTGGAACGGCCGGCTACTTCCGTGTTTACACTGGGGCCGGTGGTGACACGGCGGCATTGTGCCAAGGGAATAGCGGTACATCAGGCACTGACATGATCTTTGATAACAATGTAATTGTTGCTGGCGGGACCATAGCCATAACTTCCTTCACGGTCACTATGCCTTCAAACTAAGGAGCCCCTAATGGCCAAAATGTACGTAGGCGACAGTATGCACGTAGGCGGCAGTTTTGCCCCGCCACTTACTGACGACGCTCTTGAACGCTACCGTGGGCTTGCGGCTGGCCTGCCAAAGAACTCGCGCATACGCAGCATCATGGACGACATGCTTGCGTGTTGTGACAAGTGGTGGGATTTACCCGAATCCAATGGCACTGGTAAGCCGCACGCTACCGGACTTGGCACGGTTGTGACGCTCAGTGCTGACAATGCCAAGGCTCTCGACTCACATATTCCGTGGGATGATGAGCTGGAGACGTGGAAGCGTGTTCTTGACGGCATTGATGCTGAGACGAACAAGGAATTGCGTGACGCTGCCCATCACTTGTTGTGGCACGTCTGTGAACTATCGTTAGGTCGTGAACCGCTGACGGCTGACAAGCTGTAGGGCAAGCAATGCCTGGCAAAGGCGTATTCCGCAGACTATTGAGGCCGTACTGGCCACCACGTCGCCGATGGCGCAAAGGCCTAACCGCTCACCAAGTGGTGTCGGCGGCTGGCGCTTGCAGCATCGGTGCCGCTACCGCGCTAGCACAAGCTACGTTTACGCCGCCGGTGTACCACGGCTCGGCAGCGGTTAACGTTGGGGCGGCGACCGCCAGCGCCCAGGCTACCTTCACGACGCCAACCTATCATGGCTTGGCATCCGTGGCTGTGGGGCATGCCACCGCTGCTGCCAATGCGACGTTCACCGTACCGACCTATCATGGTTCCGCTGCCGTCACTATCGGGCCAGCGACCGCGGCGGCGACTGCTCTGGCATTCACGGGTTACGCAGGCCATGCAGCTCCTACTATCGGACCAGCAACGGCACTGGCTCATGCCACGTTTGTGGCACCAGTCTTTACCGGCTCGGCGGCCGTCACGATTGGGCATGCCACTGGTTCCGCTACGGCCATCTTTACCGCCCACGTCTATTTGGGTGTTGGTAGAGCAACAGTTGGACCTGCGACGGCAGCGGCTACGGCAACCTTTGTTGCCAGCACGGCGTCCATACCCCGTTACCTGAACCACAGCCCCGCTGAAATCACCGCCAAGATGATGGCGGACATGGGCATCACGGAGGCATTCGACGGCGACAACTGGCCAACGCTCGTGAACTCGGAGCCGAACCTGCCGGACAACTGCATCACAGTCTACGACACGACGCCGCGGGTGGACGCCCGATTCATGACGAACGGTGCCTGGGGTCGGCACCACGGCATACAGATTCGCGTACGCGGCACGACGTCGCCGGTGGCATGGACAAGGCTTAACGCCATCTATGAGCAATTGGACCGGGACGCCTACACGGAGACGGTAGCTCTGGACAGCAACACGTACGAGGTGCATGCGTTCCATGGTTCGGTGCCGACGTTCATGGGGAAGGACGTACCGGGCGGGAAGCGGACGTTCTGGGTGCTCAACGGCACGATAACGATACGACCATTAACTTAGGAGAGGCAATGGGGCCGGCGTCTTGAGTCGTCGGTTACAATTAGACGGGCTGAAGGCGGAGTAGCTACCGCCGAGAGGCCATAACCTTCGCTGTCCGTTATGGGGCCTGCGACGAGAGTCGTCGGCCCCATTTTTTTCGGAAACGGAGGACGCTCATGATTCTGGCCATCGGTATTGTTGTTGTCCTTATCCTGCTCGCCTTGCTTACGCTCAAAGCCGCGCCGCCCACAACGGCGCGTAGCGATCCATCGAGCGCCACCGTTATCAAACTCCTGGACGGGTTTAGCTCGACCATCGGTTGTGCGGCCAACACGGCGCTCAAGTTCTGGGAAATCACGCCCAAGCCGCCGGGCATCGATGGCGGCGACAAGATCAACACGACCACCATGCTCAACACGGCATGGCGTACGTTCGTGCCGCGGCACCTGAAGACGCTCACGACGATGACGATTCAGGCGGCATACGACCCGGACGTGTTCAACCAGATTTATGCCGTCATCAACACCACGACTGGTTGGACCTTCCACTTCCCCGACGGCTCAACGCTCGACTTCTGGGGCGCGCTTACGAAGTTTGAACCCGGCGAAATGAAGGAAGGCGAGATGCCGGTTGCGACGATCACGATTGAACCGGGCAACTACGATAACGTCAATCGCGTGGAAGCTGCGCCCGTTCTTACGAGCGTGTCCGGGACGTAGCCCGTTCGCGTGCTTCCTGGATGAGTTGGCTGGCAAGTATGCCAAGGCCGACCAGGAAGGTGATGGAGGTGATGATGACCAGTACGAGGTCAACGTAGAAGAAAAATGGTTGGTTGCTCATGCCTCGAATGTAACGCATGGGCCAGCCACAAGGCAACAAAAAAGGAGCAACCTTTGGACATCAGCGAAATCGACATCAACCCCAGGCAATCGCGTCAGCGCATCGACGGCAAGCTCTACGTCCTCCAAGAAGCCACCGTCGGTGCCATGGCACGATTCCGCAACATCCTTCGCAGCGGCAGCGACAAGAAAGCCGACGCGGAAGTGGCGTTGGTGTCGGAGTCTCTCCTTGAAACGAATGACGATGGCAGCGTGAAGCTCGGCAAGAACGGCCTACCGCTCTGCGTTTCCGAAACGGTAGTCCGTTTGTGGCCGAACGTGGCCATTGTCAAGCTCTTCAACGAACTCGTTGACATCACCCGCGACTTCTTCCCCGGCAAAGATTCCGAGGAGCATCTAGAGAGCGTCATTGCCGATGCGCAGAAGAAGCTGGACGTCTTGCAGGCTGCCAAGAAGCTGGGGGCGGAGACGGACCAAGCAAAAAACTAGCGTTCCAGCTCTACGGCCATCTGCTCGTGGCCATGGAGCTGGGGCTGCATTGGCGGACGTACCTGGCAACGCATACGGAGTTTGAGCATCGCGTGTGGCTGGAGTTCCTGATTCTGAAGAACAATCCCGACACGCTGAAGCAGGCCCAATTAAAGGCGGCGCGGGCGCGAGCGGAACCGGGAACCGACATGCCACCAATCGTCACAAAGGAAATGATCGAGCGGTTTAACAAGACACGCTGGGAAATGGGACTCAAGAAAGATGCCGGTTCAAGGGCCAGTTAACGCAACGGTGCTGGAGCAGATGGTGGTCAATCTGCTTGGCAACTCCGCGCCCTACGAGCAGATGCTCGAAAAGGCCGTGGCGATTACCAAGAGCCATACCGTCTCATTGGGCAATGAGGCGAACAAGCTGGCGGCCGAAGGCCAGCGCATCACGGAAGCGATGCGCACGCCATTCGAGGCGTACAACCGCCAGATTAGCAAGCTTGACGATCTGCTCCGCTCTGGGGCCATCTCGCAACAGACCTACGGCCGGGCTGCACAACAGGCCAGCGACCAGCTTGGCAAACTAACGATGTCGGCGCAACAGAGTTCCGACGCACTCGGGAACGTCGCATCATCTTTGCTGGGTTCGCTTGCGCCGCTGGCGGCGGCTGGCTTTGCCATCCAGAAGACCAGGCAATTCCTGGACGAAAGCTTCGTCGCGTACGGCAACTTCCAAAAGGCCAATATCGTCCTTGACGCCACCCTGACAGCCAACAACCGCAACGTGGCCATGGCTAGCGCATCCTATGCACAGTGGGCCGATGCCGTCCAGCATTCCACCACCGTGGGGCGATTGCAAGCTATCACGCTCGTGACACAGAGTGAGCAGTTTGGTTTAACTGGTGATCAGGCCAAGAAGGCGGCAGAGGACGCCATATCTCTGGGAGCGGCGACGGGACGCTCCGCCGATTCCATGATCCGGCTCACGCAGGCCATGGCCGAAGGCGACGTAACCGCTGCTCGCATGTTTCAGCGCATGGTCCCATCGTTACGGTCGGCCAAGACGGAATCGGAATTCCTGGCTCGCTACAGTCAACTCGTGGCGGCAGGTCAGCAAGCCATGGGCCGGGAAACCGAAACGGCAGCCGGTAAGGCTAAACAGGCGAGCAATGCCTGGGATCAGCTGGAACAGAATGTCGGCAAATCCCTGGGCGGTCGAGTTTACCAGGAATCGAAACTAGGCATCTTTGAAGCCATCAATTCACTCCTCGAAGGCAAGCTGGCGCACGGCACCGGGCCAATGAAGGGCGGCAGCGACCATCCACGCGGCGTTGCCGAAGTCGAGTTGGGACCAACGCAGACTGCTCTTGCCGCTGCCGAGAAGTTGAACGAGGAACTGGACAAGCAAATCACGTTGCTGACCCGCGGCGCTCATGCTGCCGAGATGGACGCCTTGGCCAAAGGACGTTTGACCGAAGAGCAGTTATCGGAGATTCGCGCCAAGCAGGCCCAGCTGGATTTGCTCAAAGCGGAAGAGGAAGAGGAAAAGAAAGCCGCCGAAGCCTACGCACAATCCGAAGCCAAGATCAAGCACCTGACTGAAGCTCTTGAGGAAGAGGCCGCCACGCTGGGCTTGACGGCTGACCAAATCAAGATGCATCAGCTCCAAATGGAAGCGGCGACGCAGGCTGAGTTGGATCATGCCGAAGCACTGTCACGCGAAAAGGAAGAGTTCGATGCCAACGCCAAGTTAATGGTCCGGGTCGCTGCTTTGCGCAAAGAGATCATGACGGACGAAGAGAAACGGGACGCCGCCGTCGCTAACGCCGCCGACCTCTGGAAGCGTGGGGTCATTGGCATTGACGAGTACAACCGGGCCGTCGAGTTGGCCAACGAGAAGCTCAACAAGCATCACGACGTTGTAAAGCGCGTTTCCGACGTTCACCGCCAACTTCACCAGGAACTCGTCGGCAGTGCGGCTGCTAGCACGGCAATCTCGGACTACTTGCTGTCCATCGGCTCACCCGACGGCGGCAAACGCAAGAAGCCTGCCCCACGCAACGAACTGGCCGACCGCTTTGCCGAGATTCAAGTAGGAGCCGACCGTCAGAAGGAATTCAACCTGGACATGGCCGCCGTGAAGTTGTGGGACGCCACCCGCAAGGGCCTCGACTTCAACCCCATCGATGCCCGCATCAATGCCGCCGCGAACGAAGGCAAGGTTGACCCGCGGCTATTGCTGCCGGGCAACAACGGCGGGCCTGGGGCTATCGAATTGCCGGCAACGAATGAACTGCTCAAGGGCATCTTGGAACAACTGCAACAGCAGCAAGCTAATGCCATCGTCATCGAAGGAGCGGGGTTGAACGCCTAATGGCACGCACAGAGTTATTCCTGGGTGACGGACGCCGCTCGTGGTCGCTGTCGCGCGACGATACGGGCTACCGCACCTACAAAATCAAGTTCCTCGTGCATTCCAAGATCGACGGCGTGTTCCCCGGCCCGGCGGAAGTCTCGAATACGCCCGGCCTACCGGTCATCGGCTCAACGTGGCTCTACGGCGGCGACATCGACGTATGGGTATGGTGCCATGCCAAGGCTGACGTCAAGCCGTTGTGGAACGACGAGCCATGCGATTGGTGGGAATGCGAATACGAGTTCTCCAACAAGCCAGTATCGAATGACCGCTGCCAGGACAACCCGATTCAGGACCCGTTGTTGGAACCGCAGCACGTCAGCGGTAGCTTCGTCAAATACGTCAAGGAAGCCGCCTACGACCGCTTCGGCACGCCGTTAACGACGTCGGCACGGGAACAGCTCAGAGGCCCCCAGGTCGAGTTCGACTACAACCGCCCGCAGATTGTGATTGAGCAGAATGTCGGCGTACTCAATCTGCCGCTGTGTGCGTCGATGGTGGACACGGTGAATGCGTCGGCCATTTGGGGCGTGTCGCCGCGGTGTGTGAAGCTATCCGACTTCACCTGGGAACGGAAGGTGTACGGGTCGTGCTACTACTACTACACCCGCCGCTTCACGTTTGACATCGACTTCAACACGTTCGACCGGGACTTGCTGGACCAGGGAACGATTTGCCTGCGGGGTGCGTGGGCAACTCGGGCAGACGATCCATTATTTGGTGATTGGGTGCTTGATTCACAAGTACCAAAGCGGGTAGGCAGCACCACCAAACCGAGCGCCCTAATTCGGTTCACCGATTGGCATGGCAATCCATCGTCTGTGATTTTGAACGGCCACGGCTTGCCGTGGAACCCCGATCCGGCCGGTACAGGTGACGATACAGCAGGCAGCATCCACGTGGAGCATTACGACGAAAGTGACTTTACGCTTTTGTCGATCCCGTTGGTATTTTAGTTTGGAGCAACCATGGCCAATGAGATTGCGGTGAGTGCAAGGCTTACCATTGCCAGTGGGACGCTGAATTACAATAGCGCACCAACCACCTATCAGGCCGATATGGCTGGCCTCAAAGGGCCGGCCCCTGGTGCCATCAGTGTGCCGCTTGGGTTTGGTGTGGACGTGGACTTTAGCCAGTTCACCAACTACGGCCTCGCTCCCGGCTGGGGCACGGCCCAGAACCTTTCGACCGATACCGGCAACAACTACGTGGACATCGGCATCTATGAGCCAGCCACCGGCATCTTCTATCCGTTGTTGGAACTACTGCCCGGCCAGATTCTTCCACTTCAGCTGAGCCGTAACTTGTTTGAAGAGTTCATCGGCACGATTACCGGAACAGGCACAACGGCCACGAACAATACGCTCCGCGTGCGTGCCCACGGGTCGAGCTGTGACGTGGTGTTCAACTTCTTTGCCAAGTAATTCATGGAGGAGCAACCCATGACGCAAGGTGAGATTCTCAAGCTCAAGACGCAGACCCGCGAGAGACTCGCACGCCTTGATGGGCCTTTGCCATCCATGCAACTAGCGCCGGTCCCCATCCCTAAGGGGCGGCTTACCCTCGTCGAGCAAATCTGCCACCGTGCCCCGAATGCCGAGCCCGCTTCCGCTGACAATCACTGGGGCATAGAGATGAGTACGGATGCCCAGCCCTACCAGCGCCGGCTGACGATAGGGCCGGAGTGGACATCGCTCGATTGCGGCTGGGCGGACGAATGGCGGGTGCCTGGCGGCATTCTGTCCCTCTGCAACCATTACCCCGTCTGGCAAGTTCTCCCCACGGACGAAGAGAAAGCCCGCGCCGATGCCCGGATCGTGTGGGTGTGCTTCCTGCCTCCGCAGACCGAAGAAGGCCAACGGACGCAGTTCAGTCCAGTCCAAATAGCCCCATGGGAAGCTCATGCTTTGCGGCCTGGCGAATCGTTACGCATTCCGGTGATGGACCTGGGGCGCGTGCGGGTGAAGTGCGCGACGGACCAGACGAAAGCCACGGTGACGATCTTCCCACGAGGTTAGCGTGGCCGACAAGATTTACGCACTATCCGAGAAGGACCACCAGATACTACAGGAGTTCCTGCGGTATCAGCGGAAGCTGCGCGTCAATCCGTTGCATTACCCGACCGTCAAGGATGACATGCAAACTCCGGACATATACGTGGCCCAAGCTCCTAGTGGTGGGTTGGCGCAAATTAAGCCAGAAGAGGAAAGCGGTTTTACTGGTACGGGGTTTGAGGCTGGTGCAGCTGATTGCCAAATCTATCGCGTGGTGCTCGACGACAACAGCAATCCGCATCTAGAAGCTGTCTCAGCCTTGATCCGTACCGTCTACAACGTAAGTGGCCGTGACATCCTGGAGCACGCCTACTTTCCCGTAGTACGCGACAAATGGGGGTCGTGGCTGGCGGCCGCTACTGGACCGAGCGACGTACTTATCGTTCGTGCACCATTTACCGGCATCCCTGCACTTACAGAGCAACCAGGAACGGAATTCTCAGAGGATCAATCGAACAATGCCGTTTGCAATGTCTACCACATGGCAGACGATGGCCGTATACGTCCAAGCAATTACAGTATCACCGTTTGGAACGTCAACCAGACGCCTATATTTGGTAATCAGTGGCTCGTAGTCGTTCGCTCACGTGACGAACATTGGCTGGCTATCAATCCGCGTATCATCGTCAAAGGGGTCATGACGTCGCTCTTGCAAGCTGGCGGACTAGGAACAATGGATGTATACGACTGGGATCAGCAGCACACAGGAACCGGAACGAGCGACACGGAAGAAAGCCCGACTGGCGGCACGCTTACCGTGTACGATTGGCTCTTACGTAGCGGACAAACGATAACGAGCGGCACGCGCGTGATTGTGGCATGGATTGGCGGGCGATGGTACGTCATTGCGGCCCAGTGTCCATAGGAGTTGCATGCGCTTCGCGCCAGGATGTACTTGTTGTGGTCCCACGGGCACCGGAACATTCGGGACCGGTACAGTTGTCACTGACAAATGCTGCCCAAACAGCCTGGTATACACCAACCAGTATCAAGTCATCGTGCCCATCCTGAGCCCATGGAACCAGCCATGCAATAACCCGCCTATATTTCCTGCGGTGTGCTATGGCGACGGCACGTGGGTGATGACCAATATCGGTCCTGATGCTGGTGGCAACTTTAGATGTATATGGACTGCGGATGACCGCCTGCTTGGGATCGCGTGCGACGGCAGCACGTTGACTAGTCACGCCATTCTGCAAATAGGCGGGGCTGTGTTTTGGCCGCCGGGCGTCTGGGACACCACGCCGCTAGGCGTACAACTCAGCATACCGGTCCAAGTGGCCAACAACAGCGTACCCCAGTTCCTGCGCTACGTGGTCCCATGCGCCCAGGTCAGCACCGGGACCGGTACGCTAACGGCGCAGTTCAACCCGCTGGGGTCATCCATTCTATACTTAGACAATCACATAGCTGTTAATTGCACTGGAGCGCCGCTGACTCTACAACTGGATGCAATATGAACATGGAGCTACCAGCATGCCAGCATCGGGAGGTAATTAATGACCAAGAGTGTATCTGTCATTCTGAACGATTGGTATTCCCCAGTGGACGGCACATTCAGAATGACCTTTGCCGTTACACGTGTCCGGAACGCTATCGGATCACGCCGAATGTCGGACCCGAACGCTTGCAACAGCAAGCCCGCGAAATCATGCGGCTTGTACCTTGTCGGCATCTCGGCACGCACGTGCGCAACGAAGTCTGCCCTACGTGCAATGGGCACGTCGAAATCAAGGTGTTTGGGTGCCCCATCAAAGGCGAATGCACACGGGCCAGATCGGTGTCAGGCGTTTCAACGCAGTGCGTTCGATGCGAAGCGTACGAGCCACGTTTGCAGCCAGTAACGCGACCTATCACGGAGGCTAGAGGCATGAAGTGGCAGGCCGGGATTACGACCGTCCCGTCTCGCAAGAAAGACCTGTTGCCGCGCACCATCGCTTCCTTGAAGGCCGGCGGGTTCACGAACATGCGGCTATTTGTGGACGGCGACAACACGCCCCACGAATGGGAAGACGAGTACGGCTTACCGACGACGTGCCGTGATCCGGCTCTCAGGACCGCTGGCAACTGGGTAATGAGCCTATATGAACTATGGGTCAGGGACACCGGGGCCGACCTCTACGCCATCTTCCAGGACGATTGCGTCTGCTCGCTGAACTTGAAACCCTACCTCGATGCGCTGGCCCATAAACGCTATCCGGGGAACGGACTCTACAAGGAATACTGGAATCTTTACACCTTCCCGCAGAATCAGAATCTTGCACCGAAAAGTGCCGCGGGTGGAACAGAATACGGTTTTTTCCGGGCCAACCAGCTAGGTAAGGGAGCCGTAGGGCTCGTGCTGCCCACGGATGCGGTGTTGGATCTGCTCGGGGACCGGTCTTTTGTGGAACGTCACCGCGATCCGGCACGAGGACACAAGAGTATCGACGGCGGGATTGTGACGTGCCTTAAAAAGCATGGCTGGACGGAGTTGTGCCATCATCCGTCGCTGTTGCAGCACACGGGAGAGCAGAGTTCTATGGGCAATGCCAAGCATCGGTTGGCGGAAAACTTCAAAGGTGAGGACTTCGATTTACTAACCTTGCTGTAGGGCACCATGGGATTCGGTGACGGCATACACGCGGCATTGGAGATGGTAGGCGTCACGGAAGAACGGGTGCGGAAGTGGCTGGGCCATGCGTGCCAAGGATGCAAGGAACGGCGGGACCGCCTCAACGCGCTCGGCTGGTGGGCACGACGGGTACTGACAGGCAAGACAGCGGATGCGGTGAAGCACTTGGATAACCTGATGGAGGAGCAACCAGATGAGTGAAAGCGGGCCAGTTCTTACGTCAGTTCCAGTCTGCAACGCAACTACGTTACCCAAAGACCAGTGGCTAAAACTGCCTGACGGAAAGCTGGACGGCATGAAAGCTGTACCATGGCCTAATGTTACCGCTACCGCCTGCCGAGCCTGTGGTCACGTCGGCTTCACGTCGCTTTACTCGCTCGGTGAGCACGCCGTCAACGATTTCCCCACGAAGGAACAGCTAGGCAAGGGGCCGCGGTGTCCTATCGACATAGTGCTATGTCCGAACTGCTCGCTCGTGCAACAGCGGCACACGGCACCGCAGGAGTTGCTGTACACGCGGCGTTACTGGTATCGCTCGGGGCAAACACAGACCATGGTTCAGGAGTTGACGGCACTGGCCCACGAAATTCAATCGCGGGTGCCGTTCACCGAAGACGACGTGGTGCTTGACATCGGTTGCCTACCAGACGGATTCGTCTATGGCGACGCCTTTGTTCAGCGTGACATCAGGGAAGTTAAGACCGGAGACATGGTGCTCGGTCGCTCTGGATTCGTGCGCGTCACAAACACGTTCATGCGTGAGTACGATGGTGAATTAGTGGCTGTGCGGCTTTTAGGCGACCCGCGCGTATTGCGACTGACGCCGCATCATAAGGTGCTTGTGGTGCCGCACGCTACCGGGAGCAATCTAACGGCTGAGCGTGCTGCGTCGTATTATGCGGCGGCAATGCCACAATGGAGAGCAGCCGAAGCGTTACGCGAGGGCGACTACTGCCTGATGCCGCCATGCGAAACGAGTGCGCCGTTAATCACCGAGATTTTCATGTCGGCCACCGTGCAATGCGAGACAGACGGTGACACGGCATATGCACAACAACGCCACGGTGCAACTGGAGCTATTCAGCGTGCCTCAAATCAGAATCCGGTTCCTGAGCGGTATCCGTTAACAGAGGCGTTCGGACGATTACTCGGTTATTACATCGCTGAAGGTAGTGGCGACGGAGTAACCTGCGAAGCATTTTCGTTCTCGTTCCACACCAAAGAAACGGAATATGTGGCTGACGTTCAGCAGCTTGTAGCGAGCGTGTTCGGCCTAAAAACAACGCTATCCGCTGGCAATGGCCAAACGGCCGTGGTGAGTGTGTCGTCCGCCTTGGTGAAGCGATTCATGCAAGCATTGGTAGGCAGCGGCGCGGCCAACAAGCGTTTGCCACCTTTTGTGTTTGCCGCCCCCGTGGAATTCGTGACTGGGTTGCTGACTGGCATGTTTCGTGGAGACGGAAGCTTCACGGCGGGCATGGCCAAATACGACACCGTATCTGAGGTGCTCGCATACCATGTGAAGGCATTGCTTCTGCGTTTCGGCGTCAACAGCTCAGTTATGCCAAACAAGCCGAATGGGTTCGGCAAGGCAAATGGCAAAACGCTATTGTCGGTGCGCATTTTCGGTAAGGCTGACCTTGGCGTGTTGTCGCGGCTGGTCGGTGAAGTGATACCGTGCCAATCAAACAAATCTCAAGTTAATTGGCCGCAGTGCCGTGGCATGACGCTCGTCCGAATTGTATCGGCTGTGCGGGAGCAGTATGCTGGACCAGTCTACAACTTGGAGACGACGGACAATAGTTATGTCGCGTCATCGGCGATAGTTCACAACTCAAATGACGGCACGTTTCTGCGGGCCTTTACTAAGCCGTGCACCAAGGTGGGCGTTGAACCAGCCACGAACCTGCACGACGAAGGCGCACGCGGTATCGACATGCTCATCAGGGATTTCTGGGACGTGGACGTTGACAGGCCGCCGTATCTGTTTGGCGATTCGTCGTGCCTTGCTAAGCGGGCCAAAGTCATTACTGCTTTGGGCATGTTCTACGATCTCGACAACCCCGGCCAGTTCATCGCCGACGTTGCCAAGGTGCTTGCTCCTGATGGCGTCTTCGTAGCCCAGTTCATGGGCCTCAAGCAGATGATGGCCACCAACGACATCGGCAATCTATGCCACGAGCATATCGAATTTTGGACACTCAAGAGCTTGTCGCGATTGCTCGATAAGTGCGGCCTCGAAATCTTCGACGTGGCAGAGAACAAGGTAAACGGCGGCTCGTATCGGCTGTGGATACGGCACAAATCTGACGCATTTTGTTCCATTAACGACCATGAGTATGACTTCAAAGAGAATCGGCTGGTTAGGCGAGAATCTGCCACATTTCCATCGTTTTCTGTGGAAGCATACGACCGAGTTACTGCCGCCTTCAAGGCCGAAGCGCATCTAGACTCACCAGAGTACCACCGCGAATGGTTCCGGCGGCTGGAGTTAGACAAGGAACGCATTGTCAGCTTCATCCGCGATGCCGTGCTAGAACATCGCAAAGCATGGTGCTTCGGTGCCTCGACCAAAGGTAACACAATCCTCCAGTGGCTCGGGCTGAACGCAAACATGATCGAGGCCGCCGTGGACAAGTCGGCGGAGAAGGTGGGCCGGTATACCGTCAACGGCATTCCCATTCGCTCAGAGGAAGAGTTCAGGAAGGCGAACCCGCATTTTGCGCTCATCTTGCCCTATGCCTTCGTGGATGAGTTCGTGGAACGGGAGAAGGCGTGGCTAAAGCGTGGCGGTAAATTCATCGTGCCGTTGCCCAAATTCCATGTCATTGAGAACATGCCATGAGCGAACGGAAACGCTCTCTAATACTCGGCATCGGTGGGCAAGAGGAATCAATCTAATGCCAGCAAAAATGTACTTAAAGGACAAAAAGTGCGTCGTCTGCAAGAGGGCGTTCAATCGCACACTACGACCCAATGGCGACCTGGAAGCTCCGACGCATTACGCCGCTCGTGTGTATTGCTCCATGTCATGTTGTGCGTATTACCGTCGTGTAATATGTCCAGCACCAGCGATCAGACAGATGGATAAATTGACTAGCGAGCAATGGGCATATTTGGCTGGCATATTCGATGGTGAAGGCTCAGTGTATCTGCGACGCGCATACAACCGCTATGGTCCTCGTCGCACGTTTAGCCTATCAGTGACAGTTGTATGCGGATGTCATCGCAATGCGATTGCACGCATCAACAGAATGATTGGCACCAAAACTCTCGAAAAGATTAACGGCACAGGCAACAAAAGAACGGCGTGGCGCATTCGTCTGCACGGCTCTCAAGCTACTCGTTTCTTGGAAGGCGTTCAGCCATTCGTGTTAATGAAAACACGCCAAATTAAAATTGCCATTGCATTCCAGAAAGCAAAGCCGAGTCGCGGCATGCATCCTTTGTCCGAAACGCATGTTCAATTTGAACAGAAATGTAAGGATGAACTTACGATTCTCAATCAACGCGGAGTACAGCACGAATGAGCGCCACAAAACGGTCTCTCATTCTTGGCGTGGGCGGAATGGATGGAAGCCATCTCGCCGACCTGCTCCTTGGTCGCGGTCATGACGTCCATGGCATGCACCGGCATTCTTCCGTGGACAACCTTGGCCGGATCGCCCACGTCCGCTCCTGCGTGACACTACACCGTGGTGACTTACTTGACCTGACGAGCATACGCCGGATTCTCCAGGACGTGCAACCTGACGAGTTGTTCAATGTCGCTGACCAAGACAACGTCGAGTGGTCCCATGCCCAGGTGGGGCTGTCCATGGACGTGACGGCTGGTGCCGTGGGCAAGCTCCTGGAGATAGTGCGGCAGACATGCCCCAAGGCGCGGGTCTTCCAACCGCTCTCCGTCACCATGTTCGGCATGATGCCGCCACCGCAGGGCAAGACCACCGCCTTTGACCCGCTATCCCCTTATGCCTGTGCCAAGGTGGCCAGTTTTTATCTGTGTCGCATGTATCGCCGGGTGCATGGTCTGCACGTCGTTACGGGCGTGATGGCGAACCACGATAGCCCGCGACGGTCGGATGGGTATCTGTTGCAGAAGATCGCCCGCGGGGCCGTTGGGTGTGCCTGGGGACGGCAGAAGGAACTAAGGCTTGGGGCGCTGGCGGCACGGGTGGACGTGGGCTGTGCTCGTGAGTTCATGGAATGCGTCATCAAGGCCATGGAGTACGACGAGGCCGACGATTGGATTATCGGCAGCGGAAAGGCCCACACCATCCAGGAGATTGCCAAGGCGGCGTTCGTGAAGGTGGGGCGGGACTGGCGGCATTTCGTGCGTGAGGATGCGACGTTACTTAGGCCGGGGCCGATGCCGCACTACTGCACGGACATAAGCGACACGCAGAAGCGGCTGGGCTGGCGTCCGCAGAAGGATTCGCTGGACGTGGTGCGGGAGTTGGTGAGCCATTTCGAGCGGCAAGTGAACCTGGAACATGGGCAGGCGTGGAGGGATCACGGGTGAAAGTAGGCACGTTTGCTTATCCGACGTCGCGCGGCCTAGGACATTTGGCAAAGGATTTCGCCGATCATGGTATTACGACCGATACGCTTGTTGTTGAGCATGCGTCTATCCCGAGCAATGCCGACTGGTATCCAAGTGCTCCCCGAACGAATGCAAGACGCCTTGACCGCAATCTAATGTTCGACTTCTGCCGTGGCAAAGACGCAATGTTGTTTTTTGAAACGCCATTTCTTTGGGACGTGATACCGCATTGCGCGGCAATCGGCGTTCGCACCTATTTACTCGTGATGCATGAATGCACTCCGGCTGTTCACTCGCCACCGCATCGTTACCTCTGCCCTTCCTCGCTCGACATGCACTATTTCAAGGACCACGATGCCGTCTTTCTCCAGCTGCCCGTTGATCCGCAGAAGGTGCCATGGCGACAGCGAGAGAAGGCGGAACTCTACGTCCACCACGGCGGGTATCTCGGGCTCAGGGGCCGCGAAGGGACAGCGCTGCTGATCGATGCCATGCGTTACGTAAAGAGTCCATTGAAGCTTCAGATACGGGTACAGGAAAACGTCGATGCCACACGGCAACGGCAGATGGCCCAGGATGCGCGTATCGAGTACCTCCCGCAAACGATTCCTTTTGCTGAACTATGGCAGGACGGCGACGTTTACGTTGCCCCGCAGAAATTCAATGGCTGCTCGCTTCCCCTTCAGGAAGCCTATGCTTCGGGCATGCTGGTCATGACCACCGACCGCTTTCCCATGAATACCTGGCTACCGCGTGAGCCGATGATTCCCACCAAGGGCATACTGAAAGACGTACAGGTCGGCGGACCTTACCTGCCGTTCGACGAGTCGGTCATTGATCCTGAGGACATCGCCAGGACGATGGATGCGTGGCACGAACGGGATATTGCCGAGTGGTCAAGGCGTGGGCGGGCGTGGGCGGAAGCGAACTCGTGGGAGCAACTCAAGCCGCTGTGGATGGAGCAACTGAGTAAGTAATGGGCATTTGGGACCGTGATCTGACGGGCGCGAAACGTCAGCGACCAACGATGGACGAGGTTTATTCGCCGGGGCAGGTGAAGGTGCTCTGGCCGTTTCTGCGTCGTGACCCGTCGTGGTTTGTCCTGGGCGGCCCAGCCAACGGCGACGAGGCACAATGCTTCGCGCTTCGTTATCCGACCGATTGCCGCATACTTGGCATCGAGCCATCGCTACGCATGCGCCGCCATCAACTGGAGCACAACTTCCCTGGCACGCTCATTGCCGCTGGCCTGGACAAACACGTCGGCGTACGTCCGCTCCATTCGCCAGCGGGAGCGGAGAACTGTAGCTCGATGGTCCGCGATTGCGGCGGGGACGTGCATGAGGTGCCCACGACTACTCTCGATGCGATAGACGCCGACTATCATTTTGCCAACGCCGTCCTGTGGCTGGACATCGAGGGCATGGAGTTGCCGGCGTTGCGTGGGGCGTCAGCGTGCTTGCGACGTGGTGCGTTTGAGCTGATCAACGTCGAGATACTGGTCGATGAACGGCCCGACGACCTGACCGGTATTGCCGACTTGCTGACGACGGCGGGTATGGAGTTGGTCCACGAATGGGACTGGCAAATGGCATGGCGTAACCAGATTTGGCGGCTGAAGGAGCAACCGACGTGAAAATCCTCTTCGTAGCCAAGCACGGCAACCACGACAACGCCGACGAAGACGCAGTATCGTTTGCTTTGGAGCAACTCGGCCACACCGTCATTCGCGTGCAAGAGTACCGGCGACTGCGCGAAGATTCGCGGCCGATAGAGGAGTGGATCGATACCGTCGAGGCCGACTTGTGCCTTTGCTTTAAGTGGGAAACTGTGTCCGAGATGATCGAAGTGGCGCAACGCATGCCTCTTTGTTTCTGGTATTTCGACCTCGTGTCATCCGAGTGTCCAACGCTAGCCGCTCGCATGCAAACGCGGCGCAACTGGATGCGTGACGTTGTGCCTAATTGCAAGGTCGGCTTCTGTACGGACGGGGATTGGGTGGAGAGCTTCAACGTCGAGCATTACGAGCGTGTGGCCGGTCCACTGGGATTGCGTCGCACGGAATGCCATGACGCCTTGGTTCATCTCATGCAAGGCGCTGATGAACGTGTCGCTGGCTTCGGCGAACGCAACACGTCCTGTCCGCCCATCATCTTCACGGGCATGATTCACCACGGAGCCAGGCGAGCGGAGCACGTTAGCCACTTGCAAGCGAAGTGGGGCGACCGCTTCGCCGTCATCGGCAACCGTGGACCACTCGGGCGGCGGCATGGCCGTGAATTGGCCGACCTGTTTGCCAGCACATCCATTGTCGTGGCACCGGATGGGCCGGTAACTGACTCATACTGGTCGAACAGGCTTTGGCTTTCTTTGAGTCTTGGTGCGTTTCTCCTTCACCCTTATTGCGCGAAGATAGCCGACTATTACCGCATCGGTGAAGAGGTGATTTGCTACCGCTCGCGGGAAGAACTGGACGACCTGATCGGCTACTACCTGGATCGTCCGCAGAAGCGCGAAGAGATTCGCATGGCGGGATTCAAGGCGACGATTGATCGCAACCTTTACAGGCATCGTGTTGCCGAACTCATCGCGGAAGTGGAGAGACGATTATGAGCGTTGACATTCGCAAAGGCGAGCACATGCCACCAGATGTCATGGAGCCCATTTCGCCAGGTCATCTCGGCAGTATGCCAAGTGTGCCATTCGAGATTGCGCCCAACGACTGGCATGAGAATGGAGTTCCGTATGGAGCGTGGTGCAAGTGCCAAACGTGTGGAGTCGTTGGCCGAAGCACGATGGCATTCGACTTCTACACGAGCGGTCCAGGAATGCCATACGATTGCGAAGATTGCGCACAGAAGAAACTAAAATGAGCAATCCGATCAGCGATCGCAACTGGTGGCGCAATCGCCTGCACGAGTGCCGGGGCGAACTGCACCGCTCTATCTGCGAGTGCTCGATTGATCGCTGGCTGGAGATGCAGGCCGAACACCAGCGGACACTGGCCAAGGAAATCCGACCTACCGACGTCATTCTGGACGTGGGCTGTGCATGGGGGCGGATCGTCGGACTCTTGCCCTGCACGTTCAAGGGTATGTACGTTGGCGTCGATTCGTCGCCCGAGATGATAACGCTGGCCCAAATGCTCAACCCGCCCTGGTGTACGTTCTACGTCCAGGACGTGCGGTGCATGACATTCGATCCTGGGACGTTCACCGTGGCCATAGCTTGCGGCATGCGAGGCATGTTCCAGCGGAACCGCATGGGAGACGCATGGCTGGCCGTTCAGAACGAGATGAACCGGGTGGCGATGCGGCAACTGGTGCTGCCCATGCTGGATGAGTGAGACAATGACCAAGCAAATCCATGATGCCGATGGCATGCTGTTGGCCGTGCTCGTGCAAGGGCCATGGGATGCGGGCGTGACGTTCCACACGCTGGGAACCATGCCGCTGCAACTGGCGACGATGGAGCGGAAGGCGGGTGAGCACGTCAAGGCCCACACGCACCGCCCGGAGTTGCGGACCATCGACGTGACGGCGGAAGTGCTGCTCATCCGCAAGGGGCGGGTATCGGTGCAGATATTCGACAACGCCAAGCGGCTTTGTGCCGACGTCACGCTGCGAGCCAACGACGGGCTTCTGCTGGTGGCGGGCGGGCATGCCATGACGGTGCTTGAGGACACGCAGTTAGCCGAAATCAAACAAGGCCCATTCCAGGACGACAAGGTGCCATTGTGATGCAAGCGTACGAACAGCTATCGGGCCGCTGGGGTCGTCAGTGCTTTCTCCAGCGTCCATCGTCTAAGTCTGAACGCCAGCGTCTTTGGGCATACGCCAAGAGTGCGAGCCCAATCGGTAATAGTTCGCGACGCCCCCCTGAAAGTAATCACTCTATTCGTGCGTTTGTTTCGATCTTGAGTATGACGTTGAGCCCAAATGCAGTTGCTCGGCAAGACGGTCAATTCCCCAAATACCTGACCGTTGAGATTGCGGCGCAAACGTATTATCGTAGTCTGAGGCATGCTATGGCCCTCCTACGGCCAAAGTGTGTTTGGACGCCATGTAGCCGAAATCTGCATGGCGTTCTTTATTTTACGGGGCAGTAGTAAACATGGAAGCATATGAGCAGCTTGAATTTGAATTCGCTGAATGGAACGGCCTTGATCCTAGTGGCATGGTGGCCTGCAACTCGGGCACCAGTGCGATCCACCTGGCGCTCGAGGCAATGCGGCTGCCGGCTGGCTCTGAGGTCGTTACTCCGGATTTTGGAATGATTGCGTGTCCGCGGGCCGTGACGCTGGCGGGCATGGTGCCGGTGTTTGTGGATTGCGATGAGCAACTGTTGCTCGACAAAGATGAGTTTGCACGTCAAAGAAACTCAACCCCTGAAGTTGTTATGACCGTTCACGTACATGGCCGACAAATTCACGAAGACGTGTTCTACCATGCAGGCCAATATAACTGGTACGTCATCGAAGACCTTGCCGAAGCCCACGGCATCCGCCCGCACTCCAACACCGACGCCGCTTGCTGGTCATTCCAAAGCTCCAAGGTCATCCACGCCGAAGAAGGCGGGGCCGCCTGGTTCCGCGACAAGGACGCCGCCAAGCTGGCCCGCAGCCTGCGGACGATGGGGTTTACGGAAGAATGGGATTACATGCACCTGAGAGGCGGGATTAACGGCCGCATGAGCAACGCCCACGCCACGATGATTCTCGATTCGCTCCACGCCTTCGACGCGAACATGCTGAAACGCCGGGCCATGGAAGCCGCCTACAACGCGCACTGTCCCAACGAATGGCGCATGCCCGAGCGTGCCAGCCCGTGGATATACGACGCGAGAATACCTGGCCTGACTGCCGACCGCCAGCGTAGCATCATCCGTGAATTGCAGGCACAGGGCGTGCCGGCCCGTTTCCCGTTTCGCCCGATGCACGTTCAGGAGGAGTACGAGGATTGCCGGCGCGTGGGCGGAGAGATTGCCGAGCGGATGAGCCGGGAACTGATTTGCCTGCCGTTGTCGCCGGAGCGAACGACAGCGGCGATGCCGGAGAAGGCGTTCAGGATTATCCGAGCGATGACGGATTGACGCCGCGTCCTCCCCGGTCGGGACTGGGTTGCTCCCCCGATGACAGGGGAGGCGCGGCTACCCGTCATACTACGACCCGCCTTCGGCAGCTGACGCCGCGGCGGCGGGAAATGCTCAACTTTGGCTGTTTTCAGCTATTGCATTGATAGCATCTGTACAGTACCATTCTTTTTAGCCTGGCCGCCTAGCCGAGCGAATCGCGCCGCCCACCGGGCCGGTTGATCCAGGCAGGAATGGATTGTTTGGCCCTCCCGCGCTGGTAGAATACGCGGACGGAAGGGGGCAAGGAAGTGGCCAGTGCTGCACGGGTACCCCAGTATCTAATTCAACTCGCTGAACGCAACACCCGACTCCTTGAACGCATGGCCGAAATTGAATTGGCCGCGGCTTCCGGTACGCGCCCACCACTCCGCTCGCGGGAACGTCGCATCATCGCGGCTATCGGTGCTCAGGCCCTTGTCGCCAAGCAAATCGCTAAACTCATCGACGTGGAGTTCAACAAAGGCTTGCAAGCGGTGCTGGCCGATATGGTACGTTGGGGACTGCTCACGCATGACGCTGAAGGGTATCGGGTGGGCGAAGGGTGGGCGGGGACGGTGGTAGAGGACGAGGCTGAAGACGATGCCACCTGAGTGCCACCTATCTCCGGCGGACAGAACCAGCAAAAACCCCTAGAAAACAAGGGGGGACCGTAGCTCAACGGTCAGAGCAGGGGACTCATAAGACTTTGGCAAGTTAAGCAATCAGCCTGAAACAAGCCTGCCAGTGAAAGTGCCACCTAAAAACTCACCAAAAAGGAGAGCCACGACCAATGAAAGCGTGGGTAGCGAGGCGCAAAGGTACGCAGCTTTGGTGTGCTTACTGGAACGACCTGGATGGTAAGCGACGGCAGAAAGCATTTCGGGATGAGGCCGATGCGATTGCTTTTGCCAAAACCATTGACCGTGATCTTATCCACAACACTTACAGCGTCGTCAGCCGAAACGAATTTGCTATTCGTCCAATTGGGTTTGAAGCTTATCGCCAGTTCGCGGCGAAGGCCGTGTATTTCATCGAGGCTGTGGGGCTGGAGCGAGTCAAGATTGGCTATACAGAGGCGCTAGTAAGCAGGCTGGCTCATCTTCAAATATCGTCGCCAGTGCGACTTCGCGTTCTAGCGGTGGTGAAGGGCAACCGAGAACTAGAAGCGAAGTTCCACAGTCGTTTTGCTGCACTTCGTTTGCACGGCGAGTGGTTCCAAATGGGCAAGGCGATACGGAAGCTTATTGATTACCTGCAACGGCACGAACAGGTAACGAAGGCTCTGTTGGACAGGACGAAAGAACTGTCGGTGGAACAAACAACCTCCCCATCAACTCCTGCTGCTCAGCCAACGGGTTGACGTAATACCGCATCGTCGTTTCGATGCTCTCGTGTCGCATCAAGAGCTTGAGGCCCGAGGCACTGATCCGTGGGGCATTCATCGTCCCGAATGCCTTCCGGATGGCATGAAAACCATACTGGCGGCCAATGCCTGCCCGGTCCTGGATGGCGTGCCATTCGTCGTACAGGTACTCTTGGCACTCGTCCCACGCAAAGAACCGCTCTGAGAAGCCGCGTAGCCTTTGCATATGCTCAACAGCGACAGGTAGTAGGCCGATAATTGCGTCCTGCTTGCCCTTGGTGTGTCGAATGATGGCAAAGCTCTTGTCCAGGTCAACGTCATCGCGGCGCAAGTTCAGTAGTTCCCCGATCCGCAAGCCGGTGACGTAGGCCGTCATGATGAGGGCCTGCCACCATTCGCAGGCGGTGTAGCCCGTGCTCTCGGGCCGTTTGGCGTGACGACATGCTTGGTAGATTGCGGCAAAATGTTCCGGCAGCATGTAATCGGGCAGCTTCTTGTCGCCTTTGAGGAATCGGAACTTTGGCAGCTTGGGCAGGTATTCCCAATCCGCGGCGACTTGGAGCACGGCCCGTAGATGACGCAGGTACTTGTTGACGGTGGGCAGTTCCATGCGAGAGCCCGGCTGCTTCCCACGCTCCTGAACTAACGCCGCGATGAACTTGGCTATCGTTTCGGACGTGATATTGCACACCTTGCCGGGTCGGATGAGCTTTTCAAATCTGTCGAGAGCGTTGCGCGTAACTCGGGCAGTCGAACCAATTGCCAATGACGTTTCGTGGTACTTGCGGCGGAACTCCTGCCAAGTAGCAGTGCCGTTGGTGGACTGGATGCCCAAGAGCAGTTCAGCATCTTTCTTTTTTCGGAACGTCATCGCTAAACCATGGGCGTAGTCGTCCGATCCGAACGACTTCTGCCGTCGCTTGCCGTCCGTGTCATTCCAGTAGCAAACCCACGTCGTACCACGCCGGGCAATCCATGCCTTCATGACGGCCTCCGTGCCGAACGCATCGCAAACAGCACGGCTAATCATCTTGCGTATTTTGCGGCATGCAAGGTTGGTTTTGCGCATGCCAGCCAGTTGACCTTGACAGGCCAAGTGGCGGCACCAACTGAACGGCAACTAGACTTCTAGCTGGTACCCAACCGCCCCCACGTCGGCAAGAATCACCCTCACGCCGATGGCGGCGGCTCTTTGGAAAGGTGGGGAGCTAGTCGATGAAGTGGCGGCAGTCAGGGCACCAACCGTTGCTGTGCTTGTGCGAATGGCCGCAAGGCTCCGGCGGCTTCAGCTTGTCCAGCTCCGCCCGCAGCCCCTGGACCTCGCGGGCCAACCCCTTGAGTCCAGCAGCAATGCTGGCCGTATCGCCCTTGAGGAGAGTTATTTCGGTTTGCTGGCTTTGGACCAAGCTGGCAAGGGTAGCGAGACATGCGGCGGCTCTTCCGATGTAAACCTTTGGTAATTACTTACTTGGCTCATCAAACGTAGGCAAAAAGTGAACGCGGGCGAAACAATGCTTATTGTTTTTTCTTGGCTTGTCGCTGCTTCCGTTGCCGGAGTCGGCGGTCAAGCTCCTTCTTCGGCACCTTCACCAGTTTCGCGGCCAGCGCCTCAAATGCTGGCCCGCCTCCAAGCTGCTTCCCTGCCATCGTCCTGCCCTCTATTCGATGCCCATGAATCCCGCGCCGTCGATGGCGCACAACTCGCGATAGGTCAGCCTGCGACCGATCACGCCCTTAATCGCGGCCATGAACCGCGTCCAGTCGTTGCCCTTCCTCGCGTTGTAGCGGAATGCCTCCTCATCGACGTACCGCTCCAGGTGGTAGGGCGCGACGGCTACGTAGCTCCCACGGATGGCACGCTTGAGCAGACACCAGAAATTCTCCAGGCCGTTCGTATGGACACGGCCACGGACGTAGGTAGTAGTGTGGTCGATGAAGTCGTGAACGAACCGCGACACGAGGCCAGCGTAAGAGGCATGCGAGTCGGTGTAGACGGTGGCCGTGCGCTCGACGTTGTGGACGATTTCGCCGATGAGCGTTGTGGCCTCTGTATTGGGCACGACGCGGGCACGGACTTCGCCGCCACGCTCAAGCAGACCGTGGACGATGGTTTTGCCGACGCCGCCGCGCCCGAGAATGCGCCGCTCGCGATTACGCCGGTGCATGTTCTCCGCGCGTCCACCGACGAACGTTTCATCGCTCTCGACTTCGCCGTCCAACTTGCGGAACGTGCGCGTTTTCATCGCCTCTCTGATCCGGTGCAGCATGAACCAACCGGTCTTTTGCGTGACTCCCAAGGCGCGGGCCAACTCACAAGAGCTAATACCATTCTTCGCGTTGGCGATGCACCAGACGGCGACGAACCAATGGGAGAGCGGGAGCGGGCTATCCTCGAAAATCGTGCCTACCTTCGCGCTGAATTGCTTGCGACACTCGCGGCACTGGAGCATGCGCCGACTCTCAATCACGCCGATCTTGTCGCTGCCGCACTTGGGGCAGACGATATGGCCGTCCGGCCACTTGAGCGCGATCATGTAGGCGTGGCACACGTCCAGATCGGCGAAATGGCGGACGGCTTCGACAAGGGTTTGCGGGCCTTCGGTTGGCATGGTCTACCTCCCATCCGCATCGGGTTTGCCGGTCACGAGCTGACGCAGCCGGACAGCCAGGTCGGGACGGCCAATGGTGTTGGCGCGAGCGGCAACAGCGTTCCACGCCTCTATGGTGTCATCCTTGGCCGCTGCCAGCAGCAGCTCACCAAGCTCATGGTCTTGTTCGTCACGGACGCGGCACGCTGCCAAGATGAATCCCAGTCGCGTTTCGAGCGTCCACTCGCATTCGGTCAGTGGTGCAAATCTCTTGGTCATGATCGGGCCTCCGAAAAGCGCCCCGCGCGGCACTTCCGCAACGCGGCCCCGGTAGTAAGCCGGGGGCCGCGCGGAGCGGGAATGCTATGCCGCGTCAATGTCTGCTTGGACGCCACGATCAGAGAGCCATTTTGTGCAGGCCCAAAAATCGCCGACGAATTCTTCCGGCTCGGCGAACGTGCGGTCACTGGCGTCGTAAGCCGACAATTGCACCAGATACTTTTTGCCCACGTGCCACGCATTGACCACCGGCGTAACGATCTGGCCGTCATGGCGTCCAGACAGCGTAACGTGGCGAGTAGCTGGCCCGTGCTTTTTCGTCGGTTCCGGCAAAACCTTAAGTGCACTCATGATTATCTCCCTGGGGTTACTAGCCCCAACTGCCACAGTCCGCCGTGGCCGCGTTGTCGGATCACTCGTCCGACAAAGAGATTATCGCCGATTTGCCTTGATGAGTCAAGTATATTACGCACGTTTTTCCCGAATAGTTTTCATCGCCATGCGGCGTCAGGGGTTACGATGAGCCAAGTATATAATTACCAAACCTTTCGCGTCTCATCGTCGGAACAGGTGCAGGCATCGGCAAGCCAAGTGGCTGTATAAGCAACGTCGTCCAACGTCATGGCAATCTCTCCACGTTCGGAAGCGTGCGGCTGGATGGGCTGGGATGCTCTGCCCCATGGACTGGGGCGCTTTTAAATTTGGTAATCGGGCACCGAGGTTGCGAAACATGGCCATCGCGTTCACGAACGCGGGCCTTTTGCAGGGTATCACTCATGGGTGTGCCTCCGGATGTCGCTTGACTTTGTGCAGTTGCTCGAAATCGCGGGCCACCGGGCCGTCAAGCAACTCGGAAAGGTACTCGGCAAGCGTAATGCCACGGAATCCAGAGACGGCCTTGGCGCGACGGTACACCAGCTCGTCAATCTTGACGGCTATGTCGCTGCGAGGCGGGCTGTCATCGCCTTTCTTGCGTCGCGGCACGTTTGCTTTCACGGTCTCGGGCCTATCTGCGATAGCGGCCATCCGCTGTCCTCGGAGAAAAAGGTTAACGCTGAGTGTGCGTAACGTCAAATTATATCTAGACTTAGGTTACTGGTCAACTAAAAAGCAGATTCTTTTCAATCTGCTATTGCAATCAGTTACCCAGTAACCTATACTACACTCAGACAAGAGACGAGTCAAGACAAGGAGACAGGAATGAAGTACGACGTTGTGAGAGTGGTGGACGGGGCGGTCCTGGCGACGGTGAGCACGATGGAGAAGGCCAACGCTATGGCCGAGAAGTTCGGGAATGCCGGAGTGACGGTGACGGTGGCCGCGAGATAAGGAAAACGGGAACTGGGGGGCCGAAAGGCCCTCCTGCTTTGGTTGAGACGCGAACGAGGCCCTGACGGAGACGACGGCGATGAATGCGATCAAGGGAAACCTGCTGATCCTCAACAAGCGGAATGAGCTGGTGTTCTCTAATGATCGTTCTTGGGCCGTCCTGGGTGCTTATGCCACGCAAGACTTGGAATCCGCTCTTCTCGCCCACGGCGACAGGAGTATTCGGGTTCAGTTCACCACGAGCCCGATTCACGTTGAGGAAGATACGGCCAAGTACGCGAAGAGGTTGAAGAAGCTGCTGCCGTTGTTTGTTTGCGGCGATTTTCGGCCGGTAGTTATCAATGGACGGGTTCTGCCCAACACGCTCACGACGTTGCTCGAAAGGATCGGATAGCAGTGACCGAACAAGAAATCCGCCAGCAATATCGCGTGGTCAAGGAACCTAATTGGCAGGTGCAAAAGTTCCATCTCGGCCGGTGGCGGACGGCGTTTTACTGCTCAAGCGAAACCAGCGCACAATCAGCCATGGAAAAGCAGATCAAGCGAGCAATCGCTGCAAGCAAGATGACGCCAGACGAACGACTGAAGGACGTTCTGCGTTAACGCCAACCGGGGCCACCCAGCCCCTTTTACCGCAGATGGGGGGGATGACGAATGCCAACGATGGCGAGAACGATGGTTCCGGTGAAGATTCTCAAGAACGCGCCGTACAACCCGCCGCGCCGCATCCGGTTCGATGCCAAGATGCGAGACCTGCGGGATTCGATGGGTGGGCTTGGCCAGCTAACGCCAATCCTCATCAACAAAAAGCATTGGATTATCGACGGGCATCGCCGCGTTGTCGTTGCTTCAATTCTCGGCTGGAAAGAGATTGAGGCCGTGATTGCCGACGGGGCGACAGCAGAAGCCATCTACGCCAGCATCAACTCGGCTTCCAAGGCGTTGACGGGGAATGACGCCATGGTGGTCTACACGAAGAACAAGGAAGCGTGCCCATACCGCATTCGGCATCGGCTCGAACAGTTTGAGGCAATGTGCGGTTTTGACCTCATCCTGAAAATGGCCGACAAAGGCCGCTCGCCAAGCATCTTCAAGGTAGCCTTGTCCATCATCAACTACCTCGACAAGTCAGACGACAAGGCGCTTTTCAAGAAGACGGCTCTGTGGCTCGACAACTTCAATTATGGGGCCTACATGGAAAAGGCCATGATCGCTGGCATGGAGCCAAATGAGCTTCTGCGGTGCATTGAGAACAACCGCAAGGTGAAGGTCGGACTGAAACTCGTTGATGCCATGGCAAGCTAAGCAGCGTCAAACCGTGGGCTAGCCCAGCCCCATGGAGGACAACGTTTTCTCTAAAAGGAGTTTCTGTGGCGAAGTCCAAGGAAAGAGCGGTTCTCGTTACGACCGCGCACAAAGGCGTCTTTTTTGGCTACCTGCAAGGCGAGCCAGCCAAGGAAAGCGTGACGCTAAAGCGAGCACGAAACTGCGTCTACTGGAGTACCGACGTTAAAGGGTTCGCCGGACTCGCGGCCAACGGTCCAACGGAATCGTGCAAGATCGGGCCAGCGGCGAATATGACGCTGTTCGACATTACCGCTGTTGTTGAAGTGTCGCCTGAAGCATCCGAGAAATGGGAAGGTGCCCCCTGGAGTTGTTAAGCATGGCGAGACGTGTTCGTTCTGACCGTGGAACGTTTAGGTTGACCGACAAGGAACTCATTGACCGCCACTCGTTCGTTGACGCGAAAAGTGGGTGTTGGGTTTGGGTTGGCCAAGAGAACACCTGGGGCTATGGGCGACTGAGCAGAAACCGCATCGAAAGACTAGCTCATCGCCTTGCGTACCGCGCATTCGTTGGGCCGATACCAGACGGGTTGCGAGTGCTCCACCATTGCGACAATCCGGCATGCTGCAATCCATCTCATCTGTTTATTGGGACGGACGCGGACAACATGCGGGACATGGCTACCAAGGGAAGATGCGCGGACCGTCGCGGCGAACTTGCACCTAATTCAAAGCTGACGATGGACTCGGTTTGCTCCATGCGACAAGAGCATGCGAACGGTGCAAGGATCAGCGACTTGGCCAGAAAATACGGTGTAAGCCGCCGCACTATTGGCTTTGCGATCAGAGGTGAAACATGGTCCTGCTAGGTGAAATGCCGCGCTACGGCTCCGGCTCCGGCTACGGCTACGGCGACGGCTACGGCTACGGCTCCGGCGACGGCTACGGCTCCGGCTCCGGCTACGGCGACGGCTACGGCTCCGGCTCCGGCTCCGGCTACGGCGACGGCTACGGCTCCGGCTCCGGCTACGGCGACGGCTACGGCTCCGGCTCCGGCTCCGGCTCCGGCGACGGCTACGGCTCCGGCTCCGGCTACGGCTCCGGCTACGGCTACGGCTCCAAAGAATATTGGGCCGCAGCAATCGACCAGTTTGTTGCTCGCATGCCGCAAGTCGCCGCCGCCCGCGCTGCTGACTTGCGTGCGACCGGTGCCAAACTCGCTTACTGGCGTTCCGCGAAAGACGGATCGCCAATCAATGGTGGCTCCGGATCAGCGGTAAAGCCTGGAGACCTGCAAGAGATTCTCGGGCCATTGGAACTATGCACGCATCGGGCTCTCCATGCCACGCTCCTGCCGCCGAAGTGGAAAGGTGAGCGCATCTGGCTCGTCGCGTTGATCGGAGAAGTGCACGAAGACGAGAGCAAGATTGGCGCGCTCAAGCGGGAAATCATCGCGGACATTACGAACCTGTAGCCCCATGGGGAGGGTGGAGCGGATGGCACTGACTCTAACGCAAATCGATGACAAGCAGGCCCATTGCGGTGGTTGCCGAAACAACTTTTACAACCACAGCGGCAACAGCAGTACTGGGCATTGCTGGTCGCTCGAAAGTGCCAAGCTGCGGTGGCGGTGGGTTATCAACATGCAGACGCCGATGGACAAGAAGTCCCGCTTTTACCGGAAGCGAGTCTATACGTGCTATCACGGCGAAGGCCCATATCGGGACATTTACCTGCTTCGCCTTCCCGAACATCTCGGCGGCGATTGGGCAGACGAGCGCGACAAGCTTGAGCACGAATTGGCGTTAGCGGAAAAGAAGGCCGCCCATGCCTAACCGCCTCCGCTGCGTGCTGTCGGTGCTCGTGATGGTGTTGGCATGGCCGCTGGCGACTATCGTTGTTGGGTGCGATTGGAGGAAAACGTCATCTGGTTGGCATCGCTAAATGAAAACTGCGGTTCGGCTTCGCAAGCTGGTGTTTATAGCCGACGTGACAGCACCCGTTGTCCCCATAAAGGACTTCCAAGGACTGCACGAATAGACCCAGCAACTTTAGCGCGATTTGAGGAAGCCATGAAGCGCGACAGAGAAATGCGACGGCTAGCAAACTGGCCGAGACGGACCATGGAGCAGGCAGCGAAATTGGCTGATGCCGGATGGTATCCGTTCCCAGAACTGACCGAGGAAGAGAACGACGAAATATTCATCGCTCGGCTCGGCGGCTTTGGTCCATGCTTCGCGGCGTATCCAGATGCGGAAGCACAGACAAGGAAAACACTAGCAGCGGCACGAACATTCAACCGCACTTCCGCCCGCTAGCTCGAATTCCCGTGTAGCACGTAACCAATGGTGAATAGGTGCTAGCACACGTCTGAGGCTTACGGGATGCAGGGCGAACCGGGCGGAGTCTTTTTACCAAGGAGGGGAACCTATGCCGCTAGACGCCATCGTCATTGGCAGGAGAAGAACCGCGATGAGTACAACGCCAAGCAACGTGAATACCGGGCAAGACGTAAAGCAGAAGGGCGTCCAGTTTCCAGCGGAACTTAATTTACGTGACTACTTCGCGGCCAAGGCCATGCAAGCCATAGTGGCCGACACGGCAAGCCTGAAAGCCGCTGAGCTTGGCGGCAAGCGTTTTGGATTTGACGTTACTGCCGCCGTAGCTAGCGCGGCATACGAGTTTGCCGACGCCATGCTCGCAGCACGGGAGGCTTAACCCATGTGGCTCGTGACCGGCACTCAGAACGGCCTACGGATCGAGTTCAGCGTCAAGCTCTCGACGAGGCTGGCGGCCCAGGACTTCATGGACTACGTGCAGGCCACGCAGCCGAACGTCTGCGATCTGGCAGTGGAGTACAAGCCATGCACAAAGGCGACTGCCCCTGTTGCGGCAAGCATAGCGAAGAGCTTGGCACCTGTTACTGCTACGGCATAGCGTGCCTGGATTGCCAGCGAACGGGCCCCCATGCCAAGTGTGACCTGTACCACCATATGCGGGCCATTACCTGGAAGCCGCTGCCCAAGTTCACGCGGAAGGCCAGCAAGACGCGCAAGGCCACGCAGCAATGCCGGATACCGAACTACAGCGAGGACTTTGGGAACCAGTACGACTTTTTGCAGACGAGGTTATTCGCGTAATGGACATTGAAACGCTTATAGAAGTGCTGGAAAAGTCCGTGGAGAAGCACGGCAAGGACAAGGTGCTCACGCTGGGTTATTTGCTAAACCTGTTAAGACTTGTGGAGCGTGTCGAATTGCAACGAGACGCCATGGCGGATGCGCTCGGCATGGAAGATGACGCATGGGGGGATCGGTAATGAGCTACCAGTTCATCTGCTCTGGCTTCGAGTGCTGGGAACGCAGCCCGGAAGGCGACGCCGACAACAACGCCATCAAGCTCGCCGAAGCTGCCGGCTGGCTCATCCAGAACCACCCGTGGTTCAAGTATCTGTGTCCCGAGTGCCGCAAGCTCAAGGAGGAGACCCATGCCACGACGGCAAACGCTGTTCAGTCACCGGCCGTGGATCAGGCCACCGTAGAGGGGGCGTGGTTTGGAGCAAGGGGCTCGGCGCGGCCGTAGCCTGGACGGCGAAAGCCGCGCCGGGGTTTTGCATGGAGGCACGCGATGGAAACCGCAACCGAACTGGACGACCTGCTCCGCGAGAACGAACAATTGCTGCGGCTGGTGTGGGGATTGGCGGAAAGACTTCGGCTTTGCAGCGAAGTGCTCGGCAAGTGTGCGGAACGAAATAAGGTGTGCGTGGTGTGCTTGAAGGAGTTGACCGGTGAAGCTCAGCATCGTTTATGAATTGCAGGAATGCGAATGCAAGTGCCCGTTCTGCGACGACAAGCACCGCCGGCCAATCTTTCCGGACTGCCACAAGCAACTCAAGAAGTTTCTGGACGGTGACCAT